GTGCCGGCAGTGAAAGCATTGAACAATGCGTATGAATTAGCAATGGATCAAGGACACACTGAACTGGCAACTAATATTAAACAGGACCTGTCAGCAGTAAAAGTGCGTTTACAAAGTGGTAAGGATTTAGATTTTGTTAAATCCATGCAGGACAAATACAGTAAATTTGTAGATGCTGGTGGATTGCCATACGACATTGACACGGAATCAAAAGCATACGAATCAAAACTTGCTTTTATGCTGAATCAACAACTTAAATAACATTGGAACAATTATAAATAGTCATATGGCACGTAAAGATACATCAAATAACAGTTTTGCAGACCTAGTGGCTCGTTTGAAAGCAATGAGTGACATCACTCCCGAGCAAGAAAGAAGCCAGTTGATGGAAGCCGCAAGACAAGAGCCAAAAATTTTAGATGACAAAGAACTAAGTTTGTCAGATATTGCCAAACTGGCAGGTATCAAAGAATATGTTGAAGCACCAAAAGTGTCAAAAGAGGCAGAAAAACTTGTGGAATCAATCACCACTGACAAAACAGAATCAGATATTACAAAAGCAATCAAAGAATCCGATGCTGACGATTCAATTTCAACTGCTATAAAAAAGTCAGTCACTGAAGAATCAAATAGACTGGACAAGATTGCAGAATTGGAAGCACAGTTGGCTGAATTAAAATCAGAACAAAAAGAAGAACAAACATATGACTCAAAATCATTTAGAGAAGTTATCACAAAAGATATCGCAGAATATATCAAAAATGCAGAAGACTCTGCTCTCGTGGAACTTTACAACACGATCTCAGACAATGAAGCAGTTTACAACGAAGAATCATCAAACATTCTTATCAAGACTCCAGAAACTACAGAAATAATAGCAGACGCTGAAAAATCAGAAGCACCAGAAGAAGAGGTAGTTCAAGAAAAAGAAAAAGAAGAAGACAAAGAAGAAGACAAAGACGACACAGCAGGCGAAGTTCCTATGTTGGACCCAGAATTTGATGACGAAGATGAAATGGGCGAAGACGTAGAAATAGAACAGCCAGTCACAGACAAATTTACAAACGATTTAGATCCTCAAAAATAGATAATTACGTGTATGCAACTGCACGTGACCACAAATAAGTTTGACCCAAATCCATACTACACTGAATCTATAAAAAGTATCTTTGCATGTCCAGACAAACAAAGTGTATCTCTGTTTGATCAAAACGGCTATGATCTCACACAGTTAGAACAATTATATGCAGTGGCCAACGGACATGATCCTATAGTGCATCGCAACAAAGACCACATAACTTTACGACAGGATTGGTTTGTAGACAATGATGGTCACAATGAACCTCACATCAACCATGCTGTCATGTTTGAAAGAAAAGGTTACACAGGCGACGCTCTTGCACAGTTGAAATCGTGGGCAAACGGAAATACCCACTTGCACAAATTGATTGCACTTAAACCCAAATGGGGATTGGATTTTTCAATTGATTATTGTGACGCCAAAGGCAATGTGTTTGAGGTACTGCATTGGGAATATGATGGATTTGATTATGAGGAAATTGCTGACAAAAAAGCAAAAATGGATGAATTTTTAGTTAAACAAGATTGGCAACATGCCGCACAAAAGATATTACAGCATAAATCAGAATGGCATCACTTGGGTTTTTTTGAACAAAGCGAATGGAAGACTAAATTTTTTGGCATAGATAAAGAACGTTTCAAAGTGGTTTTATGGAAATAAATATACAAAATGAGCAGTATACCCTACAACTATCACAAGTATTTGGATGATGTGACAAAGATGCGCCAAAGAGGTGCAATCAGTTCAGGAGAACAGATAGCGTCTCCAAGCAGTGCAGGTAGCAGAGGATTGGCCAAATTGGATCAATTCACTAGAGATGCCAATCAATTGATGAAGGCCAACATTAGTGAAAGTGCCACAAGAGAATATAAAAATTTAGATAAAAAATCAATAGAGAAATTGCGAGAAAAATATCTACCTGACTGGGAATACAAAGACAACAGTTTACAAAAAAGATACAAGTTTGAAGACTACTACGAGACCATAAAATTTTTAATTAACACCGTAAAACCACAGGAAGAACTGGACCATCATGCGGACATAGCCATATTTTTTGACGAGGTACTGGTGAAAATATACACACACAGAACCAATGATGTGTCAGATTTTGACTTCAAACTGGCCGTACAGATGGATATGATAGCCAAAGAGAAGCATGGTGCCATAGAACCTTCTTATGGACTAGACGACTTACTAAAATAAATACACTATATGAGCACAAATTTTGAAGATATCAGAACAATCTTAAACAGAATTGACGGTGTGAACGTGCCGGTGCAGGAAGACGACAATAGTGACTATATCAAACAAGCATATATGTTGGCGGTCAAACATCACACAGATGGCTCAGGCGATGGAAACATAAATGAAGACATAGGTGACCTGATCGAAGACTATAACGAAAAAGCCGACAAAAAAATATCTCCAGAACAAATAATGCGTATCAGTAAAAAATACAATGCCGGAGGCGATTACGTGGAAGTGTTATCCGCAGAAGGCATAGATGGCAAACTTTGGTTGGAGGTTGCAAAAGAATATTATGCCCAATTAGAATCAGCAGTGCAGGAAGATGACGGAGATGAAAGAGCAATCGCGGCAATGAAACTTGCCAAAGACGAAAACCGTAAAGAAGGTTTTGATTATCCACAAGGTGGCAAGTATGGCTACAAAGCAGAACGTGGATCAGGCACAGGTGCAATGGGCACGATGCAAGTCAACGTGACAATTCACGACAGAGAAACTGATGAAACCATGTACATTAAGGACATGAATTACTTAGAATTAGAAAAAGGTGACGAACAAGAAACACTTGCAATGATTTGGGATGAAAACAGAGACCTAATTCAAAGGGAATCAGCGGACTCAGGCGAACTGAGCAGGCTAAAAGAACTGTCAGGCATTGAAGAAAATGCTAAAGTAAACTTTTCTCCGGAACAGATCAAACAATTAATGATGTGGAATAAGAAATACAGTGTTTATTCAGGCAAGAACGGAGATGAACTTCCAAGTGGTTTAGTCAAGGCAAACACTGACTCAGGAATTACATCAGACGGATACGAAGAGAACGAGGTCAAACAATATGAAAAAATGTTTGGCAAGGAAGAATTTGACTGGGATGATAGCCAGCACAGTGAGTTCCAGGAAAAATCAAAGATAACAGGCGGGATGATGAGTGACCTCGAGAAGATAGTTGGTGTTGGAAATGCTGACGATGAATACACACTTGCCGAGATTGGAGAGAAGATACTTGGAATGAGTTTCGGTGACACTTACGAAGAGCAATACCAGCCATTCCCAGAAGGCGATGAATTCAACATAGAAGATGACGAAGACTTCGAAGAAGTGCTTGGTCCATTGGGTTTCCCAGAAGATGAAACAGAATTATTTGACGCAGAGTACAGAGGCAGGAAAGTGCCACTGAACAAACCAATGCGTGGTGATGTAAAGAAATTCAAAGTGTATGTCAAAGATCCAAAAACAGGCAACGTTAAAAAAGTAAACTTTGGACACGGCGGCAGTTCAGCAAGAAAAGCCGGACAGAAAACAATGAAGATTAGGAAGTCAAACCCCAAAGCAAGAAAAAGTTTTAGAGCGCGTCATAATTGTGCCAACCCAGGACCAAAGACCAAAGCAAGATATTGGTCTTGTAGAAAGTGGTAAAATGAAAATTAACGAAGTAGTAGGAATCACAGAAGAACAATTTGAAAAACTAGCAGAGAAAAAAGATGCCTGCTATCACAAAGTCAAAGCAAGATATAAAGTTTGGCCTTCGGCCTATGCCTCTGGTGCTCTAGTGCAGTGTCGTAAAAAAGGTGCGGCCAACTGGGGTAACAAGAGCAAAAAATGAAACTATACGAGTTAATTGAAAAATTAGATCCCGAAGAACAGTATTGGCAAAATCCAAATCCCGATACCATGTGGGTAACGGACAAATTGATCCTGGCCAGCAAAATGGGTTACAAATGTGGGCCTGCAGGAATAGATGTACCTGAGTCTGGACACTATTGTGTGCGTCCTGTTGTGAACGCATACGGTTTAGGTATAGGTGCCAAGAAAATGTACATCGAACAAACAACCACACACATACCACCAGGTTTCTTTTGGTGTGAATGGTTCGAAGGCAGACATCTTAGTGTTGACTACAAACAAGGTGAACAAAATTTGTGTGTTGAAGGTTTCAAAGCAGAAGACACATTTACCAAATGGGACAAATGGATTAAAACAGAGGATCAAATGCCAATGCCGGATGTGATTAAATCTGCTGTGGCTGAACATGATGTTGTCAACTGCGAATTCATTGGAGACAAGTTGATCGAAGTGCATCTTAGACATAATCCAGATTTTGAAGGAGATATCAACGAGTTTATTCCTGTTTGGGAAGGACAAGACACTACTGCTCCAGAAGGCTATAAATACAAAGAGTACCCAGATGTACATGGAAGAATTGGAGCATTTATAAAGTGAAGATTTTAGAAATCACAACATTACAAGAAAAAGCATCATACGACAATTGGGATCACCAAGAAAGTGCATCATATTCAAAATATTTGGAAAAACACTTTGGTGCACCAGATGAATTCACAGACGAACAAACTGTTTGGCACGGCATTGATGGATTCAAAAGAGTAGTATGCAGAGACGAATATATTCTACATGGATCGCCAGCACCACACTACGATTTTGTGTACTCATATATTGATCTAGAGGTGCCTGAAGATCTATCAGACGAATTAGCCAAGTGTTCTGGAAGTATTCTAATTGATCATCTCAAAAATGAAGTTGGTGCTAGATGTGGATCATTAACTGCCAACGCTGTCACACTGAATTTTTGTTTGGATGTAGTTGCTGGCAGAACAGAGCCAACCAAAGACGAATACGAAAAAAGAATATTAGAGATGAAAGCCATGTTTGATCGAGGTGAGAAATACGAATTGGAATGGTGGCCAGATGAGGCAGGTGATGCAGACCCTAACAACCCTTTCTACAAGGAAAACTATGAAATCACCGCAGAAGGCACAAGATGTTGGAAAGGCTATATGCGTAAAGGATTCAAAACCATGTTTGGAAAGAGAGTTCCCAACTGTGTGAAACGTGAAGGCAAATACTATGTCAATGACATGTTTGGCGACACTGTGTTTGAATCTGAACACAAACAGGACGCTGTTGACTTTCTAAAACAAAACTATGCAGATTTGAAAACGTGTACAGTACACGGAATCACAGAGTCACATCACTCAGGACTACGTGCTTGGTTCGGCAAAGGCAAAAAAGGCGGAGCAGGTGGTGGTGGCTGGGACCGATACAACACAAAAGGTGAACGTATTGGCAAGTGTGGTGACAGGAAAAAAGGTGAAGGAAAACCAAAATGTTTATCAAAAGCCAGAGCCGCGTCACTGAGAGCATCTGGTGGTAAAAAAGCCATTGCGGCCGCAGTAAGAAGAAAAAGAAGAAAAGATAAGAATCCAGAGAGACGTGGTAAAGCCATAAACGTATCCAATAAGAAAAAGAAAAAATAATTGACTCTATAATCAAATTGTTATATAGTATACACTAACAAGGAGAAATTATGGCAGTAAGAAACTTCAACGAAGCAGAAAAACAAAAATTAATTCAAATCATTTCGCAAGGATCACAGGTATTAGGTGAAGTTGACGATCTCAGAGCAGGTTTAAGAGACACTGTAAAGGCAATTGCAGAAGAACTTGAACTGAAACCAGCATTGATCAACAAAGCAATATCAGTGGCACACAAAGGCAATTATCAAAACATTGCTGACGAAATGGACACACTAGAAAGTATATTGAACTCAGCCGGCAAACTTTAATGTACAAATTACTCAAAGAATTTTGGGTAACAAGTTATAAATCAGACAAGTTGGCCTTTTACCTTGAAGTATTCTCGGTAACAGTTACAATTGCAGGTTCTTATCTACTAACTTTTACATCACCAGGCCCAGACATGCGTTTAATATTTCCACTGTACTTGATGGGATCAAGCACATTGGCAGTGGCGGCATGGCGTAGAAGAATAATTTGGACTTGCACTTTGGGGTCCTGGTTTACTATAATGAACTTGATAGGCAATTATAGAGTTTTTATTTTATGAGTTACATAGACGCTTTATATAAAAAAGACGAAGATAAAATTTATGTGGTAGAACGTGACCCTAAGAAAGGTCGTGTGTTCGTGGAATATGACGCAAGGTATGTGTTCTACTATCCAGACGCAAGAGGCAAACACAGATCAATCACTGGAGAACCATTGCAAAAAGTCCAGTGCGCCACTCAGAAAGAATTCATAAAAGAGCAACGCATAAGATCAAACAAGCAACTTTATGAACAAGATATCAATCCAGTATTCAGATGTTTGGAAGAGAATTACTTGGGTAAGGAAACTCCAAAACTGAATGTGCTGTTTTTTGATATTGAAGTGGACTTTGATCCCGATAGGGGTTATTCCACAACAGATGATCCGTTCATGCCAATTACTGCCATTAGTTGTTATATGGGATGGACGGATCAATTAGTTACATTTGCGGTGCCACCAAAGACATTGAGTATGAAAGAAGCACAAATATTAACACAGAGATTTGATAACACAGTTCTGTTTGAAAAAGAAAAAGATATGCTTGACGCATTTTTACAACTTGTAGACGAGGCTGATATTTTGTCAGGTTGGAACAGTGAAGGGTATGATATTCCATACACAGTTGGAAGAATACAAAAAGTGTTAAGTTCAGATGACACAAGACGTTTGTGTTTCTGGGGAGAAAAACCAAAGAAAAGAATATTTGAAAAATATGGCAAAGAAAACCTAAGTTATGATTTAATTGGACGTGTGCATTTGGACTTGTTAGAACTTTATAGGAAATACACATACGAAGAACGACACAGTTTCAGATTAGACGCAATAGGAGAACATGAATTAGGTGAAAAGAAAACAGTGTACGAAGGATCACTAGATAATTTGTACAACAACGATTTTGGTTTGTTTATAGAATACAACAGACAAGACACAAATTTATTGGCAAAATTAGAAAAGAAATTGAAATTCATTGAACTGGCCAATGAAATTGCACACCAGAACACTGTGCTACTACAGACAACCATGGGTGCAGTTGCAGTAACAGAACAGGCCATAGTCAATGAAGCACACAGACGAGGCATGATTGTGCCAGGAAGAAAATACAGAGACAAAGATGCTGAGCCTGTGACAGCCGCTGGTGCATATGTGGCCACTCCTAAGAAAGGCCTGCATGATTGGATAGGATCCATTGACATCAATTCGCTGTATCCATCCGTGATTCGTGCTTTGAACATGGGTCCTGAAACAATTGTTGGACAAATACGTCCAGTGATCACATCAGCAGAAATAAACAGAGCCAAACACGCAAAAAAATCATTTGCGGCGGCTTGGGATAATCAATTTGGCAGTTGGGAATATCAAGCAGTGATGAACAAAGAAAGAGGCACAGAACTGATTGTGGACTGGTCCGACGGAACTAGTGTGCGTATGAGTGCGGCACAGTTGTATGATGTGGTGTTTGACGGAAACAACAAATGGATGTTGAGTGCAAATGGTACAATATTCACATATGAATTTGAAGCAATTATTCCTGGACTACTAAAACGTTGGTATGCAGAACGAAAAGAAATGCAAAAGAAAATGCACGACGCGGGAGATAACGAGATAGAGCGAGAATATTGGGACAAAAGGCAACTTGTGAAAAAAATTAATCTTAACAGTTTGTATGGCGCAATATTGAATCCTGGGTGCAGATTCTTTGACATGCGTATTGGACAATCCGTCACACTGACAGGTAGATGTATTACAAAACACATGGCCAGTAAGGTAAACGAGATTGTAGCAGGCAAGTATGATCATGTTGGTGAAAGCATTATATACGGTGATACAGATTCTGTGTATTTTTCCGCACACAAAACTTTGGCTAAGGAGATCGACAATGGCCAGATTCCATGGTCAAAAGAAAGTGTGGTCGGACTGTATGATCGAATAGCAGACGAAATCAATACATCTTTTGCTGGCTTTATGAGCAAAGCATTTCATTGTCCAACCACAAGAGGTGCAGTGATCAAAGCAGGTCGAGAACTGGTTGCACTCAAAGGATTGTTCATAACCAAAAAAAGATATGCTGTGTTATACTATGACAAAGAAGGTGAACGTGTTGACACTGCGGGCAAAGAAGGCAAAGTGAAAGCAATGGGTCTCGATCTAAAACGTTCAGATACTCCTGTGTTTGTACAGGACTTTTTAAGTGATATATTGTATCAGGTATTGACAGGCTCTTCCGAAACAGAAGTGCTACAATCTATCACAGACTTTAGATCAGATTTCAAAGCAAGACCAGGTTGGGAAAAAGGGTCTCCAAAACGTGCAAACAACATTACTGAATACTGGGAGAAAGAAAAGAAGCAGGGCAAAGCCAATATGCCTGGACATGTTAGAGCCAGTATCAATTGGAACAACTGCAAAACTATGTATGACGACAAATACTCTTTGCCAATCACAGACGGAGCAAAAGTAATTGTGTGCAAACTAAAAAACAATCCTTTAAACTACACATCAATTGCATATCCTGTAGATGAACTGCGTATTCCAGAATGGTTCAAAGACATGCCTTTTGATGCTGATGCAATGGAGCAGACTATTTTAGATCAGAAATTAGATAATTTAATTGGTGTGCTAGGATGGGACGTGCAATCTACTGAAACCAGTAATACATTCAACAAACTGTTTGAATTTTAAATAAAAAAAATATGTCAGATCTGAAAAAAATCTATATGGATGCTCTATCTAATCACATTTGGAACTATGATGCCCAATATGACACCAAGTTTGAGCAAGGACACAAACAAAGACAACACTTGATAAGATTAATCAATGAGATATACGAGTTAGGACACAATCCTGAAAAATTGTTCTATGAACACTGTCCCGAGCATTTGTACGCATACTCCGCAGATTACGATATACGCACATCATGGGAAGAATACAAACTGCACTTAGATATTTTGCAAGAAGAAAGACGTGCAGAATATAATAAAAATGTTAAGCATTGAAGAAATTAAATTATTAATTGATAAACTTGAAAAACTCAAAGGTTCTGACTTTGACAAATTAATAAAAGATAATTTGAAAATTTTAAAAGACATTGCCACCACCGTTGATGCATACAATAACGAGCAGATAGATCGATTAGACAAAACACTAGAATGGTTCAATCACGATCGAAAACACAAAATTAGCCAACCTTTTGTGGATGACACTTTGTTTAAACAAGTTCAACAAAAAATTTATCAATTTGGTAGGAGTAACCATTACAAAAGTTTAGAAATAGGCCCCGGCAACGGAATGTTTTCAACCAGTTTTAAAGCATGGGCGGCCAATTATTTTATTGATATCACCAACGGAGTTGAAATACCCATTAGGAGAATGTTTCCAAGACAGCATCAAAAATATTTGACATTTTATAAAACCAGAAAGCATGACTGTTACAATATACCACAGGCCAGTTGTAATTTTGTATTCAGTTGGGACACATTTGTTTTTTTCACCCAGAATCATATTCAACACTATCTACACGACATTCAAAGAATCATGATTCCAGGAGCATATGGTTTTATACACTATGCAGACTGCCATTATGATCAAGATCTACAACTTGCCAAACGTGGTTATTGGAACTATAACACCAAAGATGCCATGCAAAAACTCATAGAAGACGAAGGATACCAGGTTGTGGAAATGAACAGTTTTAGACCCACTGCCAGTTATGCCATTTTCCGTAAGCCTGGTAAACAAAATCCTGTGCAGTATAAAGTTTTTGATTTTGTACTTGATTAAAATCTAAATACATCGTATAATAAAAACATTATGATAGATATCTTGAGAGACATAGTCAAGCACACGCATGGCTTGGGATTTTTGGATCTTGTGAAAATCACTGGTACCAGTGACGAAACCACTATTGATTCAATGGCTGAAGACAGATCAGTTATCTTGCAAGGATCTTTTCACAAAGCACAAACTGAAATGGACGGTACGTTTGGAATGCCACAACTTGGCAAACTGGACATACACTTAAAATGTCCAGAGTATAAAGACAAAGCAAAAATAACTGTACTAAAGGGCGAACGTAATGGCGCTCAAGTTCCAACAGGCATACACTTTGAAAATGAAAAGGGTGACTTCAAGAACGATTACAGATTTATGAATGCTGAGATTATCAACGAGAAACTTAAAACTGTGAAGTTCAAAGGAGTTAAGTGGGACGTTGAAATTGAACCAACAGTGGCTAGTGTGCAAAGATTCAACTTTCAATCTGTGGCAAACACAGAACATAATTCGTTTGTGGTACGCACAGAAGATGGAAATTTAATTTTCACTTTTGGTGATGCGGCATCGCATGGTGGTGAATTTGTTTTTGCGGCAGACGTGAAAGGCACTCTAAATAAAGGATGGAGTTGGCCTGTTGCACAGGTATTGCAAATATTAAAACTGAGTGATTCAGCAAAGGTAACTTTACACTTCTCGAACGAGGGTGCAATGATGGTTACTGTTGATTCAGGTTTAGGCAAGTATCAATACATAATTCCAGCACAGGCGCAGTAATGACAGATAAAAGGCAAGAACATTTAGGAGAATACAGCAGAGATTTTGCAGTGTTCTTGCCTGCTATTTCAAATTTTTTCAACACATTCATTAGTAAACAAAGAGTATCTGAAGGCAAACACATACCAGCAGAACGTATTCCTAAAGGTTTTGAAAGTGGAGTTGAAGGACTTAACTTTATAAATCCTGAACAAGGTTACTTTACATATCCTACTGCACTGTATTCGGCAGGACACGCCTGTCTTGACGTAGAGAAGGCGCCCGACAGAGATTCCATGTGCATCAACAGAGATAGAAAATTCAGCACAATAGTCGGAGACAGTGGTGGATATCAATTGGGTAAAGGTGTTATAAAATTTGATTGGAAAGATTTTGAAGGTACCAAAGCCAATACTGTTAGAAGCAACATACTGAACTGGTTAGAATTAACAGCAGACTGGTCAATGACATTAGATGTGCCTACGTGGGCGGCAGATGATTTGAATTCTCCAAAAACAGGATTAAACAGTTTCCAAGACACACTAGACGGTACAATATACAACAACAAATTTTTCCAAAAACACAGAATAGGTCAAACCAAATTTTTGAATGTTTTACAGGGCGATGATTGGGAAACTGCACAGATTTGGTACAACGCTGTCAAAGACTTTGAATTCGAAGGCTGGGCAATGGGAGGAATCAACATGTGTGACATGGAAGTTATGTTGAAACGTCTTATAATCATGAGAGATGAAAAGAAACTGGATGGCAAGGATTGGATACACGTATTAGGTACATCTCAACTGGATTGGGCCTGTTTTTTGACACAGGTGCAAAGGCAGGTAAGACAGCACATAAATGAAAATTTAACAATTAGTTTTGATTCTGCATCAGCATTTTTATCAACAGCAAATGGATTAGTATACACACACAATTTGTTCACCCCTAAAAGATGGTCTTATATAATGGAAAAGGCTCCTGATGACAAGCGACTAAAAGGCAGTGATATCAAGTTTCCTTTTCCATCGGCCATTGGAGATAGATTAAACATGGGAGATATTTGTTGGTACGGTCAAGGCGATCTAAATAAAAACAACAAAGAAGGCAAAACAAGTTGGGACAGTTTCAGTTATGTGTTAATGATGGCACACAATGTATACAACCATATCAGAGCAGTGCAGATAGCAAACGACATGAACGACATTGAAAAATTAAAATATCAACCAGATCCAAAGGCTTGGATTAAAACTAAAAACGCTGACAACACAGACGAACCAAGTGAATTTGTGCCAAGAAATATTTTGTATTTTAATACTTTAGTTGAACAAGTTTTTACCAGTGAGACTCCAATGGAAGTGATAAGCGGGGCCAAAGCATTTTTGGCAGACATAAGAGGCACAAGATGGCAGAGAGCCACAGGTGGTGGTAAGGGCAAAAACAATTTTTCAAGTTTATTTGATGGAGGATAAAAATGGTAAAAAAGAAAAGTAAAAAATTGAAAAAACTAGAAGAAGAACATCAGTATCTAGATAAAAAGGTAAAAGAGTTGACTGAAGATCGAAAAAAAGATCGTAGTTCAGAAAGTAAGACTGTGCTACAAAGACTCAAAAAAACCAAACTGGCTCTAAAAGACGCTATTGCAAGAGCCAAAGCCACGTTGACAAAAGACTAAAAATTAGTATAATAAGATATGCTCAGAGATTACAACACAGGTACAATAGATAATGTAAAAGTATTTTCAGGACTGGAAGTAGAACATACTCCTGCTTTTGGTAAACAAACTTTGTTCTTGGCCACAAATGAATTGACGTTTGAACAGATACACAACATGGCAGAATCAGTAAACGCTGAAGCCATATACTATGGCGCAAACAGAACATTTATGGTAAATCATGGAACACAGATTGCACAAATGATTAAATTTTTAGACATGGATTACTATGTGACAATTGATTATCAATACAGCATACACTCGGAAGTTAAAAAAAGATTCAAGCAAGTCTGGAACAGAGAAAAATTTATTCCTTTCTGCTCAATTATTTTTGAAGATACAGGCAATGATAACAATCTCTGTTTCAAAATTGATGATGTTGACTTTGACAAAACCAACCCAGGCGTATGGACAATGAGCATGAACAAATTTAAGCAAACATCCGGATACACAAAATGGAACGAATACAAACAAGACAAACCAATGGAGAATGACAAATGGATACTGAGCACCAGCACAATCAAGCATTAATTGACAAGGCAAAAAAAGCAGATAAAATGATATGGGTAACATTTCGTAAAGAGGGTATACATAAGTTTCCTGCCGCACTTGATGATCCAAAATTAGCCACAGGCGATAGATATGATGTTAGTTTTTTAGGTTATCCACACAGACACATATTCCACTTCAAGGTAGCAATTCAAGTCTTCCATGATGACAGAGACATAGAATTTATTCAATTCAAAAGATGGATTGAAGACATGTACAGCGAAGGCACATTAAAATTGGACTACAAGAGTTGTGAAATGATGAGCGATGACTTGTATGTGGCCATAACAAAAAAATATCCTGGAAGAAGGATCACTATCGATGTCAGTGAAGATGGAGAAAATGGATCTCACACAGTATACGAAGTAGAACAACCAGTGAGTGCGCTATGAAAAATTGGAAACAAATAACAATACCTGAGAAAAGACTTACCTCAAGACAAGGACATATTCCCATGGAAGGTGGTGCTTTAAATGCCTCGTATACCACTGTTGATGCGGTTGCCAATTTGTGTACCACAGCAGGAAATTTAGGTCTAGTGTATGGCAAAGACTTTATATGGAGCCATGTCGATTGGGACGATGACGATCAAGACTCAATTGTTATATCTGTAAAAGAAGAAAAATACTCGACCTTTTTACAACTAGCAATTAGAAATCAGCACAAAATCAAACACACAGCCTCAGGAGAAGTTGTTCTAACAAAGGAGACTGCATAATGAAAGTGCCATACACAAAGTTTAAAACTAGAGAAGGCGACACAGACGAAGTAGGTGGATGTACGTTTATAGGAGGCGAATGGAAAGATGTTGATACAACAGAAATTTTTGATAACAAAAAAGTCGTTGTTTTTGCTTTACCTGGAGCATTTACTCCAACCTGCTCAAGTCAACAAGTGCCTGGTTATGAGGCCAAATATGATGAGATTAAATCATTAGGAATAGATGAGGTGTACTGTTTGTCAGTTAATGATGCATTTGTAATGAATGCTTGGTTCAAAGATCAAAAGGTAGCCAAAGTAAAACCAATCGGAGACGGTGAAGGTGTATTCACACAAGGCATGGGAATGTTGGTAAACAAACCCAAACAAGGTTTTGGTATGAGATCATGGAGATATTCAATGCTGGTTGATAACGGAGAAGTTGTAAAAATTTTTGAAGAGCCTGGTAAAAACAATGCCAGTGATGACAACGATCCATTTGAAGTATCAGACGCTGACACAATGATTAACTTCTTGAAGAATCAATAAGAAAGTGCTATAATAAGATATGAAAATTTTTTACATGGGCCTGGAGCCTTACGAAGGTAGATACACACTACAACTGACTGACTGGACTGAAAGAGCATATAAAAAACGTGGCGTAGACTATGTTATAGTGCCTGGAACAACCATTGATGATTCCAAAGCAATTGTAACTGGGCAAGTGCTGGATGCACATGGCAGAAGTTATTTTGGTATGAGTCAGATGATGAATCTTGTGCAGATGATGAAATCTGGAGAGATCACATCCAGAGATGCAATATTCTTCGAAGACATGTTCCAACCAGGAATAGAATCATTGCCTTATATTTTGATGCAGACTCCAGAAGAATTTAGGCCAAAAATTTATCTTAGATGTTTGGCACAGGCAATCGATCCTGATGATTTTGTACACGTATGGGGTATGAGCAAATGGATGAGTCTGTATGAAGAAATGTGCAACGAGATTCCTAATGTCACAATACTAGCCAGCAATGAAGAAATGGTTGCACATATGCGGATAGCAAACTGGAAAGCACCAATATACAATATATCAGGTTTGAGTTTTGGCAAACAAGAGGTTCAAGAAAGAGTTGAACAAAAAAAGTTTATTGAAAGAAAACAAAGAGTTGTGTTTGGAGCGAGATGGGATCAAGAAAAACAACCACAATTTTTTATGGACCTTGCACAGGCCTATAAAGAAAAACATCCTGAAACTGAATTTGCAATTTGTTCAGGAGGGCCTTTAAGATCAAACAACCAATACTATGTAGACGAAGCAAGACATCTTGCAAAAGAGGGCGTAATCACTATCAACGAAAATTTAAAGAAAAATGATTACTACAACATTTTGGCAGATTCGAGAGTGTTATTCAATTGTGCTTTACAGGACTGGACTTCAAACACAGTGTCTGAAGCAGACTCTCTAGGGTGTAATGTGTTGTTTCCTGCATATAGATCATTTCCAGAAGTGTTTGCAAATGATCATACAAGAATGTATATTCCATGGTCGCAACAAGATGCCATGGACAAGTTAGAAGTTTTATTAAGTAAACCATCCCCTAGTATGGGTCAAATATCTGATTGGACAGACGAAACAATCAATAGAATGTTGGACATCATGACAGGCAAGGGAGAACAATGGAGAAGAGATGGACCCCACTACAGAACACCCGTTTCCGAAAAAAAATATTAAGAACTTTTCACGGTCTGTGCTAGTAACAGGAGGCGCAGGATATGTGGGTTCACACTGTTGCAAGTTTCTGGCCAAAAACGGTTACGTGCCAGTGGTGATTGATAGAAACTTGCGAAACCAGTCTGTTGAATTTGGTCCAAGTTTTCAAATAGATCTTCCAATAAACATACAGGCTTTAGATGATATCATAGTGAGATATAATATTGGCAGTTGTATCCATTTTGCTGGCAGTGCCAGTGTGTCAGAGTCAGTGGCAGATCCAAGTGGTTACTACAAAAACAATGTGATTGCCACAATAGCACTATTGGATAAGTTGAGAGAACACGAGATAAAAACATTTGTGTACAGTTCCAGTGCGGCCACTTATGGCGATCCTGGTATACGTATGGCTAAAGAATCTGATACTGCCAAACCAATCAATCCATATGGTGCCACAAAACTAATGATGGAACAAATTTTACGAGATTACTACATAGCATACGGAATGAACAGTGTGGGATTGAGATATTTCAATGCCGCAGGTGCTGATCCCGAAGCAGAGATTGGCGAACTTAGAGATAAAGAAACACATATTATTCCCATAGCAATTGGAGCCGCAAGACAGGGCAAAACATTCAAGTTGTTTGGAGACCGATATCCCACAGAAGATGGAACCTGTGTAAGAGATTATGTACACGTGATGGATCTAGCAGATGCCCATGTGAAGGCTTTGAACTATGCCAGTAAAAATTACGGTGCCAAAGTGTTAAACTTGGGTTCAGGACAGGCTACTTCTAACAAAAAGATATTGGAAGTCATACAACAACACACAGGCAAAATGCAAATTGAAATTTATGGTAATAGGCCGGGTGATCCGGCATACTTGGTTGCAGATATAACCAAGGCAAAAGAAATTTTAGAATGGGAACCAACACAAAGTTCTATTGACAATGTGGTGGCGACTGCGTTAAAATGGTATAACAATGTTCACAAAAAGGAGATACAATGACAAACGTTGACGACAGAGATGTAGATAGTACATTTGAGAACGAACAAAGTATGGTAACCATTCCATTGAAAGAATATGACAAATTGAAAGAGAGATCTAAATACATCACTGACAGAGACATGATTGCAGTGATTGACAAGATTGAAGAACTTGTAAGAGCACTTCGAAAACACATAGTAAGATTGGACATCGACTAATGGATGATACACTAAAGGACAGTTGGGCACCAAAAGGACCTGTCAGTAAAACTATCAAAGAAAGAATACAAAAAGCAGGCAAAAGATTTCATGCCAACGACAACATCTCAGAGTTCATAGAAGAAGGTGAAATGGAAGAATTACAAGCAGAGGTGCAGGAGAAACTGCAAGGTGTATTAGACAGTCTTGTGATTGACACAGAGCACGATCACAACACACAGGAGACAGCAAAACGTGTGGCCAAAATGTATATCAAAGAAACATTTGGTGGCAGATTTAAACCAATGCCGAGAGTGACAAGTTTTCCAAACATGGGTTACAAAAGTATGTACACGTCTGGTCCTATTTCCATAAGATCCACATGTGCCCATCACTTTCAGAACATTGTGGGCAAGGCTTGGGTCGGTATTATTCCAAATGGTGAAGTTATTGGATTGAGTAAATTCAACCGTATTGTGCATCACATCGTGGAGCGTCCACAGATACAGGAAGAAATGACAACACAGATTGCTGAAGAACTTAAAAAATATGCTAAGACTGAAAATATTGCTGTTGTGGTCAAAGCAGAACATCACTGCATGACACACAGAGGTGTACGAGAACACGAGTCTGACATGACAACAGCGATCATGCTGGGAGCATTCAAACAAGATCCAGCAACCAGAGATGAATTTTATAAAATTTGTATGAGCATGAAAGGCCATGGGTAAAAAAGGTAAAAAAATTACAACAGATTATGACCCAGGATGGACTGAAGGCTTAATGACAGCAGGGGTGGTTACTACTGCAAAAGTGGAGATGCCTGACATGGACAGTGGTATGACCTATGCGTTTGGAGATTTGCAAATGGATCTGTTCTCAGAACAGGAACTCCGAGACAAATATCCTGCTTTACAACAGGCATACGAACACTATCAAAGTGTGTTAGAGGTTTGTAAGACTAAAGAAAGAGAAGACAATGAGAATTAAAGAAGACATCAAGTTAAATTTTGACGACGTGTTAATGGAACCTAAACGTTCTACACTGAGTTCACGACGCGATGTGGACATGACAAGAAATTTTAAATTTCACAATTCAGGGAAACTAATGAACTTTACTCCTATCTTTGCATCCAATATGGACGGAGTTGGCACATTCTCCATGGCGAAAGTGTTACAGGAATACAAAATGATGACTGTGATTACAAAGAGTACTACTGTTGATCAATGGCGTCATGCTGTTGGTACAGGACTGAGATTACAAAGTGTCAGCGTATGCACAGGCACAAACAAAATGTGGGATCCAGAAGCCGCTGATTACAAGAACATGGAAGAAGTCTTAAAGAGTTTTCCTGATGTAAAAATGATCACAGTAGATGTGGCCAATGCTTATCATCAAAATTTTGTGGATTTTATCAAAATGATTCGAGATGACTATCCTGAAAAGGTCATTGTGGCTGGTAATGTGGTCACTCCTGAGATGGTTGAAGAATTAATAATCAACGGTGCTGACATGGTGAAGATTGGCATAGGGCCAGGTTCAGTTTGCACAACAAGAACAATGACCGGTGTTGGAGTACCGCAATTTAGTGCAATTGTAGAGTGTGCCGATGCCGCTAATGGTGTAGATGGACACATAATGGCAGACGGAGGATGTGTGTATCCTGGTGATATTGCCAAGGCACTGGGCGGAGGCGCACACGCTGTAATGATAGGTGGCATGTTGGCAGGACATGATGAATCAGAACTTCCTGTCAAAGATGGCAAGGTTGAATTCTATGGTATGAGTTCAGATAGAGCAAGAGAACTGCATGGTAAAAGAAAAGACGGATACCGAGGCAATGAAGGTAGATGGATTGGATTACCACACAGAGGTGCTGTCAAAAATACAGTAGAGGACATACTTGGTGGAGTAAGAAGTGCCGCAACATATATTGGAGCAAGAAGATTAAAAGACATGCCAAAGTGTGCGACATTTGTCAGAGTAGAAAATAATATCAATAAGGTCTATGAGCGATACACAATCAGTTAATAAAAGTTATTTTACCACAGGTCAAATGCGTAATGCATTGATACAGATCGAAGATCAAATGGTGCACTCCAATTGGATGCCTTCGATTGTGCTAGGTATTAATAGAGGTGGATGTATCCCAGGAGTTTATCTAAGTCATCGTTTGAATGTACCACACGAAGTACTTGATATTAGATTGAGAGATCATACCAACAAACCAAATCTATCTGTGTTAGAAAAGTGCTTTGCTTATCAAAAAAAAATATTGATTGTTGACGACATCAATGACTCAGGGGCCACGTTCCAATACATATTAGACAACTTTGGTAAACATGAAGATAGAATAAAATTTGCGGCACTGATCAACAACAAGCCATCCAAGGTGGAAATGGATTACCACGGCTATGAAATCAACAAAGATGAGGCGCCGGCTTGGATTGTATTCCCATGGGAAGAATGGGACAAATAACGCCAAAGTTGTATTGACTTTATCACACAAATACTGTTAAAATTACATTGAGTTAAACAAAAGGAGATAACATGTTAGATAAACTCTTTGGTTTGACAAAAGCCAAGACTTCAGTGAAAACTGAAATCATGGCCGGAGTCGCCACTTTCCTAACAATGGCTTATATCACAGTGGTCAATCCTGCAATACTTTCTACAGAAGGTTCAGGAATGGACTTTGGTGCTGTATTCACAGCAACAATAATCGCCGCAGTGGTAGGGACATTGATTATGGGGTTATGGGCCAATTGGCCTGTAGCATTAGCACCAGGTATGGGACTGAATGCGTTCTTTACATTTGGTGTGATCTTTGGAATGGGATATACTTTTCAACAGGCACTAGCCGCTGTATTTGTAGCGGGTGTTGTGTTTATTGTTTTGTCAGTAACACCTGCCAGAAAGTATATTATTAATTCTATTCCGAAGAGTATGAAACTTGGAGTTGGAGCCGGTATAGGATTATTCCTTGCCATAATTGGTTTCAAAAATGCAGGCATAGTAGTAGATAATCCTGCAACTCTAGTAGGACTTGGAGATATTTCCAGTTGGCCTGTGCTATTAGCAGGTTTAGGTTTTGCTGTAATGGCAATTCTAGACAAAAGAAAGATTCCAGGTGCAATCATAATCGGAATACTAGCAGTCAGTGTCATTGCTTGGGTATTTGGAGTGTCTGATCTAAATGGAGTTGCTGGTGCTATACCTAGTCCGGCTCATGCTTTCAGTTTAGATTTCAGTCTGATTGCAACAGCAGGATTTATTGGTACAGCATTTGCATTCTTGTTTGTGGACTTTATGGACACAGCAGGTACTTTGACTTCAGTTGCTAACCTTACAGGCAAAGTCAACAAAAACGGAGAAGTGGAAGGTATTGACAGAGCGTTGCTTTCGGATTCCGTTGCAACATCTGTTGGTGCACTTGCGGGAACATCAAACACTACATCATATATTGAGAGTGGTGCTGGTATCAAAGAAGGTGGAAAAACTGGATTGACGGCAGTGACAGTTGCAGTGCTATTTTTGGCCTGTCTGTTCTTTGCTCCGTTGGCCCAAAGTATTCCAGCGTTCGCAACTGCTCCGGCATTGATATTCATCGCGACATATTTCTTGAGAAATCTTAAGGACATCGATTGGGATGATGTAAGTGAATACGCACCGGCCGTACTAGCGGCTGTGATAATGCCTTTGACATTTAGTATTGCCTACGGTATTGCGTTAGGATTTATTGCTTATGTGGTCATCAAGGCTCTAAGTGGTAAACACGCTGAATTGAACGGCGGCAGTCTTGCAATCGCGGCAGTAAGTTTATTATACTTCATAGCCGTATAAGTTACATGGGGGAATTAATTTTCCCCCATTCACAAAATATCTAAATAAAATTATGTTAATCATTCCAGACCTAGTAAATGTTACTCGTTACTTTAAGGGTATGGATAACCTTGAAAGATGTAAAGATAAAAAACATTGGCTTGATTACAATAAAAAAATTACATACAAATATAATTCAAGAGGATTCAGAGATGATGAATGGCCAGCAGATTTGTCAAATGTCATATGGTGTGTAGGTGATAGTTTTACTGTGGGTATAGGACAGCCTTTTAAAGAAATATGGCCGCGTTTATTACAAACCAAAATTGGAAAACGATGCTTGAATATTTCCCGAGACGGTATGAGCAATGATACAATAGCATTAATGATAAAAGAAATAGTCAACACTTACAATCCAAAAAATGTTGTGGTCATGTGGAGTTACTTTCATAGAAGAAGAGTAAACGACCTCGATGTACACCATAATAAAAATGATTTTGGCGTTAAACAGGATCTTGAAAATTTTTGTAAAAATTACAAATCTGTAGAAAAATTACCTACAAACATAATACATACACTAATTCCAAATGCTTTTATGCATGATAGAAACTTTACCAAGTATGCAATTGATAAACAACTTACAAAAAAAACTGAAATTATAGAGTGCCAACAATTAGACAGGGGAAGAGATGGAAGTCATTTTGATATCAAAACAAGTGAACTTATATCAACAGAGATTACAAAACTTTTGAAAGATGATATATAATTTGACAAAACATCTAAATAATTATATAATAAGATTACATTATGGGAAACATAGCAGGAAAAATTTGGGGACAAACAGAACTTATTTTAGCAAATAGTTCTTGTGAATTTCACAGAATAGATTTTGTAAAAGGTGGTGTGTGTTCCAAACACAAACACGAATGGAAATGGAATGGTTTCTACGTAATGGAAGGCGAGATGAAAATCCGTGTATGGCAAAAAGACTACGACTTAATAGACGAAACCATACTTAAAGCCGGTGACTTCACAGCAGTAAAACCAGGACTATATCATTCTTTTGAAGGATTGGAGTCGGGAGTTGCGTTTGAATTATACTGGGCGGAATTCAGACACAACGATATAGTTAGAGAATCAGTAGGTCATTTAAAATCCAGTAACGTAGTAAGACTAGATAAAAAAAATGACAAATCAAGAAAATAAAATTTTAAACCACAACAAACTGGAGTTTTGTTTTGGCTGACATCTATACAATTTACGCAGATCACAAAGAAGACATCAGTGCTCAAGATTTTGTTGCCAAGATGACTTTATTCTTGGACAAATTAGTGCAACACAAAAAAATGATTTGTTATAGGATCACAAGAATGAAATTAGGTTTTAGATCTATGGATCTGCCAGAGTTTAGGATAGACATGGAATTTGAAAACATGCAACAGTTGGATGATGCTATGACCACTACTATTGCTGACAAAGGAATAGACAAGGTTCATGTTGGATTCAATCAATATGTAAACACAGACACAATTCAACACTTTTTGTACAGAGATTTTCCAGACAACCTAAATACCAAAAAGTTGACAAAAACACAAGAAGCATTTACAATAGATGAAGTCGTACAGGCAACAAAAAATATAAAACCAGATTTATGGAAAAATTAAGATATTCAGAGATATTTTATTCTGTGCAGGGCGAAGGCAGATTTGTGGGTGTGCCAAGTGTGTTCTTTAGAGTGTTTGGTTGCAACTTCAATTGTCATGGGTTTGGACAGGGCAGAGACAAAAGCAAATGGTTAAAGCCTGAAGAGATGCCTTACATGACACAGGACTTGTCACATGTCAAGCACGTGAGAGATCTGCCTGTAGTAGAAATAGGTTGTGATGCTTCAGCCAGTTGGGCATCAAGATACAAACATCTTGTTAGTTGGGACAGTGTGGAAAAGATAGCCACTGACGTAACAGCATACACGCCTGAGAATCGATGGACATGTAGCAACGGAAAAGATGTGCATTTCATAATCACCGGAGGCGAGCCTATGCTGTGGCAGAGAGAAACACAACAATTGTTAAGACAACCAGCGTTCAATGACTTGAAGAATCTCACAATTGAAACCAATTGCACACAGGCCTTCAAAGCAGATTTCCAAAGATTTTTGCATGGACTGGTTGCAGGCGATTACACAAAAGATCCTGTACACATCACTTGGTCCACTTCGCCAAAACTCACAATATCCGGAGAGGCATGGAACAAGGCCATCAAGCCGGATGTGGCGAGACAGTATGCAGAAATACCAAACTCACACTTGTATTTTAAATTTGTCATACAAGACGAACAAGATTTGGTAGAAGTAGACAAAGCCAGAGAATTGTATGCTAAAGCAGGTGTAGACGCAGATATATATTTGATGCCAGTTGGTGCAACACAAGAAGGTCAGGCAAAAACCAGTAGACAAGTGGCAGATATTTGTTTACAATATGGTTACAAATATTCACCAAGATTACACGTGGATTTATTTGGAAACAAATGGGGAACATAATGAAGGTTAAAAAAACAAAAAACAGCAAAGCAAAGTCAAAAAAGGGCACAAAGAAAAGCGAAGAGCCTATGGTCAAGGTTCTTAATATGAACGTAAATCCAGATAATCCAAGAAATGGATTTTTTGAATTGGATTGGAATGACGAATTTGTTAACATGCTCACACAACACGGATATCAAGGAGAGTCGCAGGAAGAGATAGTTGATAGATGGTTCCAAACTCTTTGTAGAACGATTGGCAATGAGCAGGGCATAGATGTTACAGGTTCTGGATATGTGCAAGTAAACAGAAGAGAAGACGGCAAAACTGAAATATCCTAGTAGACATATAATCATACCTGTGTTATAATTGCATATGACTCATATATTAGTGGACACAGCAAATACATTCTTTAGAGCAAGACATGTGATCAGAGGTGATACTTCTGAAAAAATTGGCATGGCCATACATATTATGATGAATTCAATCAAAAAAGCCTGGCAGGACTTTGATGGCACACACGTTATATTTTGCTTAGAAGGACGTAGTTGGCGTAAGGATCATTATGCACCCTACAAACGCAATAGAAAAGATGCCGTTGATGCCATGACCACACAGGAAAAAGAAGAAAACGAAGTATTTTGGGAATGTTATGATGACTTTTGCAAATTTATTACAGAAAAGACTAATGTTACTGTGTTGAGAAATCCAAGAACAGAAGCAGACGACTTGATTGCACGTTGGATTGACAGGCATCCTGATCAATCACATGTGATAGTCAGCACAGACAAAGACTTGAATCAGTTAGTAAAGCCTGGTGTGAAACAATATAACGGCGTTACAGAACAAACAATGACACATGAAGGATGGTTTGACAAAAAAGGCAATCCTGTGATAGACAAAAAAACTAAAGCACCAAAGCCTGCACCAGATCCAGAGTGGATCGTGTTTGAAAAAGCCATGAGAGGTGATCCAAGTGATAATATTTTTAGTGCATATCCTGGTGTAAGAACAAAAGGTACAAAAAACAAAATAGGACTACAAGAAGCCTTTGCTGATCGTAATGAAAAAGGATACACTTGGAACAATTTAATGCTGAGTAAATGGGTTGATCCAGAAGGAAAAGAACATAGAGTGCTAGAAGATTATGAAAGAAATAAATTGCTTGTAGATCTACACGCACAACCAGAAGCAATAGTTGAAGAATTAGATCAAACGATAGATCAAGCCAAGGCAGAAAATAAAAGCATAAGCCAAGTTGGAATCAGATTCATGAAGTTTTGTGCCAAGTATGATTTAAATAAAATTAGTGAGCAGGCTCAGTTGTATGTTGAGCCATTTAATGCGAGGTTAGGTGTATGACAGTAAGAGCAAAAACACTTGTAAAAGATAAATTTTGGATTGTGGAGCAGAACGGACAAAAGTTAGGCACTCTACAAAAACAAGAAGGCAATGGTTGGATATTTCTTAGCAAAAAAGATTCAAGACAAGTTTTCCATACAAAAGAAAGTCTTTTTACACGTTTTGGATTTAACATTTTTGACAAAGCAAATGAAGTTAAAAGCGAGGCGTTAGAACAGACAGACAACTTTGATGTGCATGGATATCCAAGTAGTCAACATCCATACAATCCAATGTTTGATGTTCAAAAGCAGTTGCCTGTTTACACTAAAACACCAAAATCAAAAAGTCAATTTTGTGCAGGTTACTACATAATCTGTTTTGAAAAGGGATGGCGTAAGGCATACTGTCCAAAAATGATAACCTTATCACGATATCCATACAAAGGACCAATGAAAACAAAACTAGAAATGCAACAGGTATTAAACAATGCAGTCAAAGAGTTCCAAAATACAAACACGTCCAATTGAAGATTTTCTTGGCAGAGTTAGAACACTCAGGCAACAAGGACAAAAACAGATTATAATTCAAGCCGCTGAAGCAGATCGGTTGGCAGATAGTCTTAGTCAAGTAATGACTAGGTTGGCAGGTATACAAGAGGAAGTCATAGACGCACTAAAGACCGCCCAGCAGGCCCAAACAGTAGACATCGAAATGGACGGTGGCGACTTTAAAAAAAGCAAGTAATCACTAGCATTAAATTTTTTGGTAAATATAGTTATAAACTATGAGTAGACCAAAACCAACAGTGCTGTTGCAACACAGCAATAAAACCACGTTCAAATTGGACGAGGTGTTAGCCGCTGAAGGAATATGGGCAGTGTTCTATGACGGAAAACCCATAAACCTTAAGTCGTCTAGCCTCGTGGCTAATTATCCAGGTCCAAAATACAAAAAGGTTAGTTTTTCAAATCCTGGACATGCAGAAAATCTAGCCAAAAAGTTGAACGCTCAACACAACACCGATAAATTTGGTGTATATCTTTTAAAAACTGGCGATAAATTCTCAAGATAATTAAGTGTATGGATGTAAAGACAGCCTACACAAGAACCTTCTTGATGCTGAAAGACCAGCCAACACATGATGAAAGTGTGAAAGCCAGTTACTTTGCCTGGTGGCAGAATGTGCGTGAAAGTTACCAAGCACGTAGCCTTAGACTTACCAAACTTGGTTTAGAGTGGATCCAATCCTGTGACATCAAATGTTATGAGATCAAATTTCCTGCAAAAATAATATTCACACCACAAACATATCTATGGTTAGATGAATTTGTTGACTGTCCATATTATGTAGACAAAAAAAGAATACTAGTGACCATGGAAAAAATGGCTCTACAGTTGATGATGTTTGCAGGAGATATTACAAAATACGGTCTAGCACGGGCAATGAGCAAAGCGGACGAACAAAAAAGTCAGTAAAATAGCGACTTTTAAGCGGTTGACCTATAACATATTTCTGCTATAATGATTATATAAACATTTAGAACAGGAGTGTACAAAATGGTTAAGAAAAACAAAGAAACAGCAGTTGGTTCGCAGAACAGAACTGTTACACCAAACGAGGCAAAATCAGCATTAGAACATTGCATAAAATTACAAAGACCCATAATGATGTGGGGTGCACCAGGTATTGGTAAGTCAGATATTGTTAAGCAGGTTGCAGATGGCGAGAACAGACCTGTGATTGACATTAGACTTCCATTATGGGAGCCAACAGACATAAAAGGTATTCCGTATTATAATTCTAAGGAAAATAACATGGTTTGGGCAAGTCCGGCAGAACTGCCAACAGATCCAAAATCCAATGCGATAGTGTTTTTAGATGAACTTAATTCGGCGGCGCCGGCTGTACAGGCGGCGGCATATCAACTAATATTGAATAGAAGAGTTGGACAATATGTGTTGCCAGAAGGAGTAGCAATAGTGGCGGCAGGTAACAGAGACTCAGACAAAGGCGTAACATACAGAATGCCGGCACCTTTGGCAAATAGATTTGTACACATTGAACTAAGAGTAGACTATGACGATTGGTTACAATGGGCAACAGACAGAAAAATTCATGCAGATGTAGTAGGATACTGCACATTCGCAAAACAGGATTTATATGATTTTGATCCAAAAGGATCAAGTAGATCATTTGCAACTCCAAGATCTTGGAGTTTTGTAAGCCAACTTCTATCGGATGACCTGCCAGAAAGTACGCTCACTGACCTCGTTGCAGGTTGCGTAGGAGAGGGATTGGCCGTTAAATTTATGAATCATCGTAAAGTTAGCGGTCAACTTCCAAATCCGTCCGATATATTGAGCGGTAAGGTCAAAGACCTTAAGACAAAAGAAATCTCAGCCATGTACTCACTTACTGTGTCGTTGTGTTATGAACTACAACAGGCACACGAAAAGAAAGTGAAGGATTGGAACGCACAGGCAGACAGGTACTTTAATTACATGATGGACAACTTTGAAACTGAGTTGGTTGTTATGGGTGCCAAAATTGCCTTGACCAACTACAAACTTCCGTTTGATCCTAGCAAGTTGAAATCATTTGATAGGTTCCATAAGAAGTTTGGCAAGTATGTCATTACTGCTATGGAGTCTAAATAATGGTAGATTACAGAGAACAAAAAATCATAGACAAATTAGTCACAGCAAGGATTGCCTTACTACTAAAACATCCGTTTTTTGGTAACCTTGCCACTAGATTAAAACTGGTCAATGCAGACGATTGGTGTCCAACAGCAGGCACAGATGGTAGACACTTTTTCTACAACACCAAGTTCATAGATAGTCTATCTCCAAGAGAAGCAGAGTTCTTATTTGGACACGAGGTACTACACAATGTATTTGAACACATGATGGTTAGAATAGGCAGTAGGGATCCGCAACTTTGGAACATTGCGGCAGACTTTGCAGTGAATCAAATACTCAAGGATGCCAGCATTGGAGAAATGCCTAAAGGCAAAAAGGGCGAGAACAAAGGTTTCCAAGATGACAAATACAAGGACTGGCCAGCAGAAAGAATCTATGATGACATAATGAAAAACGCCAAGAAGATAGATATGAGTAAGATGGGCGAACTGTTGGACGAGCATGTGGACTGGGGCAAAGAAAGTGAAGGACAAGGTTCTGGTAAGAAAAATGGTAAAGGAAAAGAAGGCAAAGGCAAACCTGTTTATACAAAAGAAGAACTTAAGAAGATCAGAGACGAAGTCAAAGAAGCAATGGTCAGTGCCGCACAGAGCACAGGTGCAGGCAACTTGCCAGGTGCATTACAGAGATTGGTTGCAGATCTTACAGAGCCTAAAATGGACTGGAGAGAAATACTGCAACAACAGATCATGAGTACTATTAAGAGTGATTATACTTGGATGAGACCGAGCAGAAAGGCTTGGCATACATCTGCCATACTGCCCGGACAAAACAACGACGAGATGATTGATATCTGTCTTGCATTGGATGCCAGTGGCAGTATCAGCAACGATCAGTGTAAAGAATTTTTGACAGAAGTAAAAAATATAATGGATCAATACAAAGACTTTCGAATACATCTTTGGAGTTTTGACACAGCGGTATTCAATCCAAAAGTTTTTACTCCTGACAATGCAGATGAACTATTGGACTATACACTAGGTTCTGGGGGTGGTACAGAGTTTGAATGCAATTGGGACTATATGAAAGAACAAGGCATAGAACCTAAAAAATTTGTAATGTTTACAGATGGCTGGCCTTTTGATTCTTGGGGAGATGCGGACTACTGTGACACAATATTTCTTATCAACAATCCATACGAAAGAGACATAGAAGCGCCTTTTGGAATGACGGTACAGTACAATGATTAAAATGTTTTTTGTTAAGTTAAAAGAACTCATGACAGACTGGATGTATCATCCTGTGACTTTAGCCATAGCAGTAGTATTATTTTCACTTTTAATATTCGAGGTAGGTATTGGATAATGATGTTGTTTCCCAACCAAAACCCGTATTCAGGAAAAATGAATAAAGTTAAGTGTCTACGTAATTGGATGATAGACACTGCAACAGTTTTGTTTGATGACAATCACAACGATTTAAGGTCACTGCCAAAAACTGTGAGATTACAGATATTAGTAGTCCTAAGTTTTGTTTGGAGCACAGTATTCACAGTGTATTTCTTTTCCATTTACACCATGCTTTGGGGTTGGGTTGGCTTAGTTATAGGACATTTGGGAGTGATATTTGCGATGTATTACACTTTTAAACAGTTTCATAATAAACCGTACAAAAGAGAACCTGATCGGAATGAACCTCCGTTGTATGATGATGTGTGGGGTGCTTAATGAACAAGTGGATTGTGTTTATAATGATGGCTGTGGTAATTGCTATGTTTTGGAAGGGCATAGAAATACTAGGGAGAAGTGACACTAATAAATCTGTATTGTACGAAGGTCCAAAAAAATCAACAGAGCAGAGATGGAACGCCGCTTTTGAATGGATGAAGAAAAGGCAAAATGAGAATAAATCCAAATAATTTTTTTCAAAGAGAATTAAATGTATTACCTCCTCACTTTGTGAACACGGTAGTAAGAGCACACGAGGCAGATGTTGAATTGATGCGTAAATGGATATATGAAAATTGTTCTGGTAGATATTCTATCACCAAAGATGTCATATTCAAAGACGGCAACAGTAGAAATGTCACAGTGCTTGGATTTGAAGATCCAGGCGATCTTACATTGTTCGCTTTATCAGGCGTGTTGCAGACCAGAGATTAAATATTTCATGGACACATCAGTATCCAAATTAGAAAAAAAATTAGCACGATTTACAGGAGCACCATTTGTTGTCGCCACTGATTGTTGCACACACGCAATTGAATTGTGTTTAAGACTTGACAAAGTCAAAAAATTATCTTCAACTTGTTACACATATCTCAGTGTGCCCATGACATTTAAAAAGTTGAATATCAAATTTAAGTATACCGCAGAAAAATGGATTGGTGAATATCAACTGCACGGCACTAGGATTTGGGACAGTGCTAGATTATTACATCCAAGAATGTACCGAGAAGGTCAATTGCAATGTCTTAGTTTTGGACACGGCAAACCAATAGACAACAAAAGAGGAGGTGCAATTTTGTGTGGATCAAAGAATGATTACGACCAATTAAAACAAATGAGTTATGATGGACGCGATCTCAAACACAAAAATTGGATTGATCAAAAAGTCTTCAATTTAGGATTTCATTACAATATGCCTTTTGAACACGCAGAGCAAATAATAAAACTACTTGCAATCTACAAAAATCAATCAAGTCATTTACCAAAAATAATAAATTATCCCGATTGTAGAAAAATCAAGATCAAATAGATTGGTAATTTTCCATATCCAAGTTGACCAACATAATTAAATTATAGTATAATATGCGTATATTATATTAATTGCAATTAAGGAGAAACTAAAATGGCAACAGATAAAACCGAAGCAACTTCTGATACTCAAGCGGCCGCGCAACCAACTGAGCAACCAGCAAGTGCTCAAGTTCCACAACAGGACCCTATGGCTTTATCAATTGGAGATCTAAAAAATCTCGCAGTGATAATTGATGTGGCATCCAGTAGAGGTTCTTTCAAGGCCGCAGAGATGGCCAACGTTGGAACTTTGTACAACAAACTAACGGCATTTTTAGCCAAAGTGGCACCAGCAGATGGAAAACCTGCTGAGGCACCAATGAGTGCACCAGCAACCGCAGGTCAAACTCAGGAGAAATAAAATGGCAAATTTAATGAACCTTAACCAAATGGCCATGGGACCAGACGCAGGCAATCAAGAAGGACAAGTTGAAAGAAAATACTTCAAACATGTTGGCGAACTTGCAGACGAATCCAAAGCCAAGGTTGTGGTGGTATTCAGAGTGGTTCCCGGCGAATCAAACAACTGTCTTGTAGTTGGAACAAAATTCTTACCAGACATGTACCATAACGGATTAATGAAAGCAGTCGAATCAGAAGGTGGACAAGCCGCAGAAGAACTTGGCACTTTTCTTGCTAGACAAACATTCGCAGACGGTACAAACATGTTGGCTGTGCTGAACAACGACAACTACATCAAGAAGTTCAAAACCAAAGACATTGTGATGACATATGGTCCAACCGAAGAGGGTAAAATTACTCTCAACAAGTTGAACGAATTGATCGCAAAAGAAAAAGGTGTAAAAGTCAGCGAACTAGCAGTAGAAGACGACACACCAAAAGCAGAGGCACCAGCAAAAAAACCAGCAAAAAAAACTGATGCCAAAGAAGCCGCCAAAAAATAGTAACTGGGTACAATTAACAAAAAATTTTGTTAAGGAATGGCCGGAAGTTTTGGAAGGACTAGAATTCCAAAACATGCCGGTCAAATACCTAGAAAAAGTAGAACTAATACTTAAAAACTGTGTTACAATTGTGATTGATATACGATCGCAAATGAAATCCACAAAATTTCCTTTAAGTGGACCAACCAGCATGTCAAAAACTTCCGTTGATAGACAGCAAAAAATTGCTAAATTTTTACAGGACACAATTAAAACAAACTACTACAAGATAAAACATGTAGAGTTAAAATTTGATATTCCAGCACTTAAAAAAGATATGGAATCAAAAACCAGTGCAATCTTACAAAAAACTTTTCAAAAATAATTATTGATATTTTTGCTTGAACTGTTCGTTGAGCCAATCTAGTTCAAAACTCTTTTTTAATGCGCTCATATCATGTTTGTGTTGTTGATAATATTCTGTGGCGTCTTTGGCCGCAAGGTATACGTAATCTGCGTATTTGTCTGTACCTAATTGCATCCATTTTTTTAATCTATACTTTGACTCCACCGTGGGTGTCATCTGTAATAATTTTAAAACTTCTCTGAAAGTTGTTCTCCAACTCATAATAGCAGTTTGATTAAAACGATTTACACAACTTAGAATTGGCACATAATCATGAGGAGCGGACAATGTGAAATCCAAACCAGGCCTTGCTGTTTCCATGACTAATTTTTTGTTATACAGTAATACTGCTCCATGGCCATATTCTAAACCTGTCACAGGATTACGAGCATTAAAAATATAGTGGCAAGGATTCTTCATTCTATCAGGTTGGAAGTCAAATTTAAAACTTTCAACAAGATCCTGTTTAGGTGTCACAAAGAAAAAGTAATCTGTTTCACTCATTTGAGCCGCAGTGATGTAGGCCAATGATCTCATATTGATGCCTTTGCACCATTTTGCTCTTGGATAACTTTTGCGTAATTTTTCAAATTGACTTTGGGCATTTGGCTCATCGTAACTAAGAAACACAATGTCCATGGGTTTTACCTCATAATCATAGTCAAAATGCACGTGTCTATCAACATCATAAAACTGTGTGAATTTCTGCCTATAAGGAATCAACATGATATCTTTGGTGGGGCCCCATGAATATATTTTTTCATCTTCCCAATAACTAGGAAAAAAATTAGGCATTTTTTCAATGTTCAAGTCTTTGTTTACCATCCATCTGTAATACTTAGGCTCATCATTCTGAAATGAACCAATTGGATCTTGTAGATCAAACACAGTCTTTGGCAACCAATTCTGGAAAAGGTTATCGTGTGCATGATACTTGATGTCTTGATAATCACGTAAATAATTCAACTTGGATATTTGTTGTTTCAATGCCCTTGTTGGAATAAGAAATACATTTCCTTCCTTGTTCGTTCCGCCCAACGGATGCGTATTGTACCATACATGTATTTGATCGCTTTCTAGCACATCTGGAATAAAATTTTTATCTACAGTCTTTAGATCCATAAAGTTTGCAAAGAACCAAAAATATTCAGTTTTGATATCGTCAATTACGGATTTAAGCACAGTCAAATAACTGTCTACAAAGGGTACTATTCTAGTATTTTCAAAAGGTGACGGCCATGTTTTTGTATTTTTAAAACGGACTTGCACACTATCAAAATTTTTATCCTTGATGCATATTTCACCTCCACTTGAGTTTTCCCAAAAACTAGGATACATCTTTGTGTTGTCAATATTACTCTCCGCATCAACTAACTTGATGTGTAATTTTTTACCTTTGTTGAAACGCTTATGTATTTCATAGATGTTACTACTGGATTTTTCTTGTAGTGTTTCGTTTTTATGGTAGTTAATCTGTTGGTAATCTCTAAGACATTTAAGTTTGGGTAGTTGCTGTTTGAAAGACTTTGTGGGTATCAAAAACAGATTACCTTCTTTGTTACTCCCTGGCTTGTACCATGTGTGTATTTGGTCACTTTCAATTGCATCTGGCACATAATATATGTCTGCTGTACTCATGTCCACAAAATCTGCAAACATCCAAAAGTATTCTGTCTTTATATCATCTATCACTGTTTTCACAGTATCTAAATAACTGTTTGTAAAGTCAACATCTCGAGTATTTTTCCAAGGCGATCTACTTGAATCAGTATTGAATCTTACCTGCACAGCATCAAAACTTTGATCATTTATAAAAACTACTCCGCCATAATCTGCTTCCCAAAAACTGCTGAATTTTCTAGTCATTTTTTTGTCGGTATAATGTATCCTATATTTTTTATTAGCGTTTACACATGGTGTTTCATTGATGTGTTTTACAGGATGATAATTTACGTGATCGTATTCTCTAAGTGCTTGTAACCTATTGATTTGTTTTTTAAAGGCGTTGGTTGGTATAAGAAACACGTTTCCTTCTTTACAGGCTACTTGATCTGAATTATTAAACCAAACATGTATTTGATCTTTTTCGTGTTGCTCAGGAATAAAATCAAAGTCTAAAAAAGAGATGTCAACGAAATCAGCAAACATCCAAAAGTATTCTGTTTTTATATTGTGTATTTCTTGTTTTAAAACATCTAGATAACTTAGATTAAATTGCACCTGCCTAGTGTTGGCAAATGGAGATTCGTAAGTTGTGTTACCAAAGGTTATCTGGATACTGTCGAATCCATTCATAATATTTTTCTAATCCTTGTCGTAAGTTATATTCAGGTTGGTATTTGATTAGATCTTTTGCACGGCTTATATCTAGTGTGCCACGGGCAGGGTACAGACTATGATTACCTATGTCTTCAATATCTGACTTACTGCCTGTGATATCGATTATAGTTTCAGCAAGTGTTCTTAGACTTGTAGCATTTCCTGTGGTGATATTAAGACTAACATTGGCCACTTTGGATAGTGTGGCTTTTATGATGCCTTGTGCCGCGTCTTCTCTATAGGTGAAATCAACTTTGTTGTTTCCGTTGTGTAGTGTAATTGGTTCGTCTTTCACTGCATTTGCAAAAAACTTTGACACGACTCTATCAGGCAGATCACCTGGACCATACACTCCGCTGGGTCTCACAATTACATAATTTAAATTATCACGTTTTGAAAACAATTTTACTAGACGTTCACCTGCCAACTTGGCCTCTCCGTATATATTCATTGGTTTGGTTTTTGATCCTTCACGTGTGCCGTCTTTGAAGTTGCCATACACCATTGATGAACTAATGTATACAAATTTTGACACACCAAATTTACTAGAATGCCAAAGCAGATTTGTAGTGGTGTTGATAACTTTGGGTATGCCATTGATTGGATCCTTATCAACAATTTTTGCTCTTGGATATGTTGCTAAATGAATCACAGCATCTGGAATATGCGAAAATGCTTTTAAGCAAACTAACCTGTCCAGCACGTCGCCGTCTATCACATTGATATTTTTATGATTCCAATTACGCATACGCCAATTCATTAAATTTTTCAATTGTTCGTCGTTCATTAATCCGTATGTGTCTCGGTTATCAACCACAATTACTTTGTTATCTTGTGACAATTCTTCCACAATTTTTGAACCAATAAATCCTTTTCCGCCTGTGACTAATATTTTTTTCATTTATTTGTATAGTTGCCTGTGATACCAATCAACACACTTTTACTCCATACTTTTTGGAAAATGCTTCAGCATCTTCTCTGTCATTTACAATTGGCTGTCCCTTTATGTTCAAACTGGTATTCAATAGTATCGGACAACCAGTCTGTTTCTTCCATTCTGTCAGTAGTGCATGAAAGCCTGGATTATCTGTTTTTCGCACAGTTTGTACCCTAGAAGTGTTATCATAGTGTATTATGGCAGGAAAGTCTTTACCATGCGTACACGCCGCTGTATATTGCATATAAGGGGTGTTTTTAACACCTGTAGGTAGGTCAAAATACTCGTTTACATCTTCTTCTAATATGGCTGGAGCAAACGGTCTAAACTTCTGTCTCTTCTTAATTGCATTTACCAAATCCTTAATTTCTTTGCCTCTTGGATCCGCCAACAGCGATCTATTACCAAGTGCCCGTGGCCCAAACTCTGCTCTACCATTTGCAACTCCCACCATTTTGTTTTCTTTCAATTCTTTAATAATAGCGTCTACAGGATATTCGCCATCTATGTTGTGTCCCAAGAATGGATGTTGCCAATCAATCTGTTTACTTTCTGATGCCGCTATACATCCTATACTTGAACCTGCATCACCTGGATTGGGAATAATCCAAATATTTTCAAACAATCCTAAATTTGCAAGAGTTCTGTTTGCGGCACAGTTCAATGCAACACCGCCTGCATAAACTAAATTTTTGTTTCCAAATCCTGCATACTTGCTGGCACGTATCCATAAGTCTGTGAGACATTCTTCAGTGACTGCTTGTACACTTGCGGCTAGATCCATTACGTCTGCATTGGGTTTCCAATTGCCTATACCTTTGTGTAGATTACGTTTTAATCTAAATGGATTACGTGTCACAAAATCTTTGTATATTTCATCTTTGTATATTGGCCGACCATAAGCACTCATACCCATCAAAATATATTCTTCTTCAGCAGGTTTAAGTCCACATCGTTGTGTAAACGCCGAATACAATATACCTATGCTGTGAGGATATTGTTGTGATTCCATGTGCTGTATTGCTTTCTGATTATAACCTTTTGAAATAGATATTGTTTCCCATTCTCCAATTGCATCCACGGTAAGAATTACTGCATCCTTAAATCCAGATGTAAAATATCCTGCGGCGGCATGAGAGGCATGATGTTTTACATATTGGTCAATTCTCAAACCAAATTTTTTCATATGATGTTCTGGCATTTCTTTTCTGTCAAAAGCAGTTCTAAATTGTGTGGCATAAAATTGTCTTGTTTTTTTCAGTATAGGTTTTTCGTAATAGACAACCTTATCAATAGGAACATAAGATACTGCTTCATTTACAATATCCCAATTTAGATAGTGATCATTTTTTATTTTTGAATATCTTTCACTATGAGCCGCCCATAATATCTTGCCAGGCGCTTTGTTGTCCTCAAACTCTACCACTGCCATAGCGGCATCGTGGTTCATACAATTTACCCCTAGTATTCTCATTTAATCTTGAACCAACCCTTTGCACGTTCCAGGTATTTCTCCCATTCTTCTAATTCAATATCATATTCAAAATTTTGTGAAGTTTCATTTACTTGTAATTCTTTAGCACCATTTTTAATATGAAAATTACGTGCCATGTCTGTTAATGGACTCAAGGTTACTAATCTGTTTAGATGATTAGACTTTTTAACCATTTTGTACACTTCATTTACAATAGCACGTCCACCGCCTCTTTTTTTGGCCCATACAGTGTAGGCTATTGCAATCGATCCTTGAACTCCCGCACGATGTACAGCCTTCATGGCGGCATCCTTACTTAGAACTTCCATTTCTTCAACTGTTTTAGGGACTTCATCAGTGAAAGCAAAACACATTACAGCGGCAATGTCTCCTTCGCTGTCCTTTAGTCCATAAATTTTTCTACCATATGCTTGTCTAAATTCGAGATTAAGTTCAGGACGTACCGGATCCTCCTCACAATCGATGTATGGTAATTCTATTAATTCATACTTGGGTTTTTTCTCAAGTACTTTTGCAATTTTTTGTTTGATCGTATTCATATTATTTGTATATAAATGGGTCTTTTTTCTTTAATTCTTTAAGTCTTTTTCTATAGGCCATTTCTTGTTTGATCTTTGTGATCAAGTTTTTAAGCCATGTGATCATGTTTGTCCTCCTATTATTCTTTTAAACTCTGGTAACATTAATTTTACAGCATCTTCATGCGATTCGTCAAGTGGATGAGTTGTGCCACGGGCATAGTCATTCATAAGTGCCCACTGGTTGAATCCCATCATTCTTTCACCAAAACTATACCAATTGGTTATATCAATCTCATTGAACATATTTTCCATCAGAGGATCTAACGACTTTTTATGATTTAAATTGTCATAAAACACACAGTTGTCTGCTAGAGTAAAAAAATATGGTATTTTTCTTTTTTCCAAAATATTTTGTAACCAAATAATACTCTTCCAACTTAGATAAGTTTCGTGGTAATCGTTAGCGGCGTATTTGTATAGACTACTTGCAAAAGGTCTTACTCCAGCATCCTGGAAATTTTTTTGTCTAATTTTATGTAGTTTCATTTGTACTTGATTATTATGTAACATTGATTCTGCTTCAGCATCTCCGGCTTCTGTCTCCCACGGGGTAATTGACGCCCATCTATTATTTTCTAAAATTGCGTGTGGTGGCATGGCCCAGTCATATCTGGAAATAAAAGTCCACATCACTGCAACACATTTGACATCTGTGTTTTTGGTGACAGTTTCAAATACTTTTCTGGCTATCGCTTGGTTTCCGATACCACCTCTGGCACAGCAAAGATAATTGTCTGCCACTTGGCTTTGTTCGTAAATTTGATAGGCCCATGATTTTTTACTAGGGTACCTACTCTCAAAATCATCACTCAATTCGTTTCCAAAAGTGAAACTACAACCGCCTGAAATAAAATTACTCATAAATTTTAAACTCCTTATCCAGTTCTGGAAAAGTTTTGGCAAAATTTTCCTTACGAATATAGTCCACAGATTTAATGGAACTTATTAATTTGTTATACCAATTTTCAACTTTTTTTCCAGGAGTATCTTTAAGGTAGTCCAAAGCAGACTGTAATTCAGATTTGTATATATCGCATTTTTTTATTTTTTCTAAAACTTTATTTTTGAACGAAGTTGGCAATTGCTGAACATCATAAACTTCAGGTTGGTGTAAAACATTTATATACCAAAAATCAGGCTCCCATTCTTTTACAACTTTTGCTAATTCGTCAAGATAAAAAATGTTGAAAAAATTAATTGTAGTGCAAACCTGAATAGATAAATTTTTTAATCCACTTGCCTTAAATTTTTCAATATTTTTCTTAACTTCGATCCATTTAGCATTTGTCCTTTGGTATTCAAAACGGTCTCCCACATCATCTATACTAAATGCTACTTCTATTCTTTTGAAATGCGGCCATATGTCCTTTATTGCTTTATCAGGATACTGTGTGCCGTTTGTATTGTAATGTACGTCAATTAATTTTGAAGACCCTTTATCTATACACTTTTGTAAAATATCAAATTGTTCTTTTATCATTAAAGGCTCACCGCCTGTGATTTCAAAAAATCTAATTTGTTCCACATGCTCAGCAATACTATCTAAAAAAGCATTTTTTTCTCTCGGCCAGGCTCCCTCTTTATTATATTGTTTCCATTGTTTATCTTGGTCTGGATTTAATTTAATCATATCGGATACCCATTGCGAACTTGAATGTGGTGAACATATCCTACATTTCAAGTTGCAAATATTTCCAAGTTTTAGATCAATAAAATGCGGAGCAACGATGTTTTTCTTAATGGCATACTGACCTAACGTGCCCGCCTTATTCCACATGTGCTGTCTTTTTGAAGTTTTACCCACTGCTTCCTCCTTCCAGCAACTGGAACATCCATCTGGCCTTTTTCCATCTAAAAACTCTTGCCTTAAAGTGTCCATAAAATTTGAATTTTGAACTTCTTTAATTTTGTTTTTTAATGTTGTGTATCTATTGTTATTACTATCTGTAATTGTTCCTTTGTATAGACAACACGGCCTATAGTTACCGGTTGCAGTGGTCTCTAGTGAAGTCCACGGAAGATGACACAAATTAGAATCTAAATACTGTGCCACCATTGCAATACCTCTGGATCTCTCGCCAATATTTTTTTAATATCTGTACCTCTTATTCTATCTATTCTTTCACACTCTGCTTTGCCATCTTTCCAACCTTGCCTGCAGGTCTTGTCATCATATTTTTCTTCATTTGTAGGAGTATCCAAAATATTTTGTAAATTTGTAAAAAAATTGAAATTTAAAACATTCTGTTTTTCATTTTCATATTTTTTAAGAGTTTTGTTTATAATTTTGTGTAATAATTTTTTTGGCAAAAAACTTGGACTACTGTAAGTGTCAGGAGAAAAGTTAAAAACTTTTTTACATAATAATGGAATTTTTAGTGTTTTATGTAAATCATACATTCCTTCTAAATCAAATAGTCCAGGCAAAGTAACTGTGAGATCTAGTTGTAATTGCCTTGGGTGTTTTGTAAATTTTTTTGCATACTGCATGTTTTCAAACCATTGCTTGTAATTTAAGCCTGTCCTGACATATTCACCTACCTCTCCTGTTCCGTCGATGGAGGCATTGATTTGCCAGTCATTAAATTTTGATAAAAGATCGTCAAATAAATTTAAACCAAAAAAGTCTATTCTGCTCATGTTTGAATTATATCTTGCAAAAACTGAATTGGCATAGCCTAGTTCTACGACTCGTTGCATGGCTGTCCAATGTATTTTCCACATCAATGGCTCTCCCCCACACCAATAAAATTCTTTGATACTTTTATTTTCAACAGCATTCATAAATTCTTTAACCACATGCTGATCGTGAAATTTTTGTAGATGCTCTTTCACATCTTTTCTTCCCCATATGTGTTTTGTTTCGTAGCGTTCGGCCCTTCCGTGTTTTTTATTTTCTGCTTCCCAACTGCTTGAAAGCATGTCTCCACACATTCTACAACTAAAATTACAAAGATTTGAAAAACGATAGTCCCAACTTGTTACTTGCATAGTGGTTGCACCTGTTTCATCTGTGCTCTCAAACGCCTCGTCAATTTGATTTTGATAAAACCTATTGAAATGCTGTCGATAAACATTGGCATTTAACAACTTATGATTACATGTTGCACATTGCGATATCTCTTCACCAGCCATAAGTTTCAGTCTAATATCCTTCATGTAAGCACTATTCCAATGTTCATCTAAAGTGGTTAACTTTAATTGGTCCGCATTTTTAGTCACAGACTCGGTATCAATATACTGATTAAAATTTTGCGATTGTTCACGACTAGCACAACACAATCTTCTTTCCATTTGCGGAGAAATAAATGTATGGGTCCACGGAGCCATACAAAACCTTTTGTTGCCTTCGTTTGGTTTAATTCTTTTCATATTTGTCAAATAAATCTTTCCATTCTGGAAATATATCTATAAAGTTTTCATCTCTTATTTTGTCATATCTTCTAGTTTGAGAGAAGAAATTATCAAGATGTTTTTGATTATCAGTTTTAAACATCCAATCCAGGGCAGATTGATAACCTTTCGTGGCCCTAGTCAAATGATCTTGTGTTGCAATCCATTTAATGTGTGTATCGTATTTTTCTTTGACCTGCTGTTTGAATTCAGGTGGCAATATGTCCATTCTTTGCCATGTTGGATGTTGTAATAAATTAAAATTAAAATCTTGAGGTTTGATCAATCCTTGTTCGACCCAACTTTTATGAAAATCACATACATGTAGACTGTTGGCTAAACCAACCGTAGAACTAATATAAAAATCAACTTGTGGACAAACTTGCATCATTCTTTTTCTATTTTCCACAGTCTCTTCCCACTTGGTGCCTTTTCGCATAAGTTCTGCCCTATCCCATTCAGCGTCCAGACTGGCTCCAACAGATACAGAATCAAATTTATTCCAAAGTTCAAACACATCAATATCCTTAAATTTAGTACGACTGAAATTGGTGTTATAAATTAGTCTCACATGATACATTTTACGTTTGTCTAATTCTTTTAGAATTCTATAATGCTCCTCCATTATTATAGGTTCACCACCTGCAAAATAAAACTGCTCAGTATGATCAAATGACTCCAACATCTGTTCCCATAAGTCATTGGTGTGCCTTCCTACTTTCATTACCTTAGCATGTGGCGGTGGAGAACCTGTGAGTTTTTTATGGTCTTCATACCAATTAGAACTGAACCAAGTTCCACAACTTCTACAAGCCATATTACATAGATTGGAAAAACGTATATCCCAATATTTCATTACAAAATCTGCAGTGCCGTCAGGCTTGGTTGAATCCACTAAGCCTATGTTGTGTCCAAAGTGTTTGTTAGAACTAAGACGCAGACTAAAAAAACCAGATTTCTCTTGATCATAACACTTTAAACATTCACGAGATTTTTTGTTGTTTAGCATTCGAAGTCTCATCTCCTTCATTTTGTCACCATTGAAAACTTCTTTCAAACTGTTTTTGTTAAGATTCCCAACATCATAAGGGTCAAAAGCAAAACAGCAAGGATATGCCCTACCATCTGGATACGCATGAAGATGCATCCAAGGAAGCATACAAAAAGATTCTGATTCTATCAATAACTCCTTCTGTCTAGGAGTCATATCTTTTATTTTTAATTTTTCAGGCTCTTTGGCCCCGTACTCATATGCCATTGTACCATTCTCCTATTATTGGAAAAGTTTTTTCAAAACTCTTGCCTCTACGTGTATCGTATTGACTGTAGAAAACTTTAAAGTCTTTTTGTAATTTATCTTGTGTAGCCGCACCAGCGTGTGGAGTTTTAACCACATCCAAATAATCTATCAGCCTTTTTGTGTGTTCTATTTCCATGCCCTCTAACCATTTCTCATTATTAGTTAAGAACTTTTCAATATCACCCTTAAATTTATTTCTAAGATCATCTGGTAGCACTAAAGGCGATTGAAAACTAGGAAACCTAAGTATATTCAACGTAAAGTTAATTGATCTTTTATGATGTTTCATGCCTACAAGTATTTCTAAAAATTTTGATAATGACTCTAAACATAGTGCGTTAATTGTACACATATTATGGACACTGTTTGGCACTCCAGATAAAATTATATCATTTAAATTTTCGTACCAGTATTCAAAATCCATGCCATCCCTGATATATTCTGCCTGTTGAAATACTGATTCATTTGAGGTATATAAATCCACTGCATGAAAATTCCAAAGTTTTTTCTTAAATCTTTCTATTATTTCCTTTTTGGCACCAAGATTTGTGTTAATTGCTAGTCGCATATTTGGATTAATTTTATCACCTTGCGTTTCAATCCAATCTAAGAGACGCCATAAATTAGGAGACATCATTGGCTCTCCCCCAGTAATTCTTAATTCATCTAAAGTTTTATGAAGATCACTTTCCCACCATTTGTAAAATGCCTCCACATATGGATTGGTTTCATCTTTTTTATATGGCTCTGCAGATTCATGACTATGAGTAAAATGATTACGACCGTCTGATTGTAGTCCAGTATATGGTCCTTTTTGCTTGATGTCATTTGCCCAGGTTGTACTAAAAGCAGGATTACAATATGTGCAGGCAAATTGACAAGTTCTGTCAAACGCAATTTCTAAAGTTTTCAAGTTGTGATTTGCTTGATGATTGGTTGCAAAAGCAGTATGCAAATCTTCATTAGTAAAAATTTTACTTTTATATACTCTATCACTAATTGCATTACGACCCATGTCCTCAATTTTCCAACAATATTCGCAACCAGCAGGTCTTTCGCCGCACTGCATCTGCCTACGCTGTTCTTTTTTTTGTTTGGTATTGTGTATTGCACTTGGGTTAGTTTTTATCTCTTCTAGATCAATTTTGTGTGGCAATGGATGATGACAACTTGTAGTCATACCTGAACCTAGCCATATAGTGGCATTATACCATTTGGCTCCGCAAAAACTTGCTGACTTTGTATCTAATACTTGTTTTTTATAATCTATATCATTCATGGTATTTTGCACATGGTCATCTTTTTTAAATAATTTTTCAAACTTATCATTTGGCAAAAAATTTTCTGTCTTCAAAATAATGTTTTTTGCCCAATAGTACTGTGCCAACCTAGATGCATCATGTTCACTTTGACTGTTTTTATTTGCATAATCTGTAGTGAATTCTTTTATTCCTTTCTTGCCATCATAAAAAATAAACTTACTCCAATCAATTTCGTTGTATAATCTTTTTTCACTTATACTTGAGAATGTATTTCTTAACACATCTTTATGCTCAATCATCATTGTAAAACTAATGCTTTGACTAGTGAGAAATTGTTGTGTGCGTAAAATGTGTTCTAGTGTTCTATAATATTGTCTGTCTAAATTGAAAAAATGTTTATTATAAAACTCATGTTTCTCTTTCTGTGGGTGTTGTCCATAAGCAACCTTAAAATTAGTGTTTTGATCTTTAACAACTAATGATTCACTTCCTAAAACATAATCTTTTTGTACAACTTCATATTTCTCTGGTCCAGTCCACATCACATAAAGATGACTTATTAAAGATCTTAATTCTAAAACGCTATCAATTACTTTCCTGCTGATTGTCTCATTACTTGCATTTTTAAAAGAAAAGGTTTCATAGTCTTTTCCTTGTAATTCTGCCAAATACCTTGGCCATGACCAACCAGTATTTTTGTACCCACCCCATCCGTGACAAACTATTTTCATGCGTTTTTACACTCCTGCCAAAATTCTATCATTTCTGGAAATGTGTTTTGAAAATTAGTGTTGCGTCTGCGATCGTGTTCGTTAAAAAATGCGTAAAAGTTCTTTTTTAGCATAGCACTTGCGTTTGCGTTTTTTTTCCAGTAAGCAAGATTGCGAAGCATTTTTTGAATCTCAAAGTCCTTGAACTTGTCAAACCCTTTGCCCTCTCCAGAATTTTGCCTCATGTATTCTATGTTGTCCTCGTGAATGCTCATATATGACTCAGGTAACAGAGTGATCTGTTGCCACACCGGTTGTCTCAACAGGGGCACATCAAACCACACACGTTGATACTCCTTGCTGTATTTCTGTCTAAGATCCAATATCTTTTCCAGTAGTTTGTCCATGCTGGTTATACTGAGGTTGTTGTATGTGCAAATAAACGTTATGCTGTTTCTGTAGGGTATTCGGTACAGAAATTCCTCCACATTGTCCATCATGCGATTGAAGTCCAGTCCGTTACGTATGTACTCAGCACGTTTGCCATAAGCATCCACACTCACAAACTGCATCACGTGTTCAACTTTTTTTTGCAGGCATATCTCCTGCAACATGTTGAAATATCTAGTTTTCAACTTCACATCCGGTGGACACATGTTGCTGGTGATGTTCAAATGCAGATCCTGTTTGGGATGATCTATTATGTATTGAAACACCTTGTATGTGTTTTTGTCCATCATGGGTTCACCTCCGGTCATACGAAAGTGTTTTAGATTTTTGTATAGGTCAGGCCACCACTTCCAGAATGCTTCCACGTAAGGATTTGATTCACGTTGTGGTATGGGTCTCTTCCTGCCTTGAAAGTGTTCTGGAGCGTTGTGTGGTGGCGATGTGGGAAACTCACCGTAAAGGTCTGTTTCTTTGCCCCAGGCAGTGGAAAACTGTGGCGAACAGTAACTACACTTGAAATTACAAGCATGGTTAAAATTGACTTCCACGTACCTGGGAGTCCAACTTGTGGTCATTGGATTTTGTTTGATGGCCTCAAAGTCCTGCATGGCCCATGGTTCACCTGATCTATAATGTCTGTCTGACATTTCACCGGTGTCTTCCATTTTCCAGCAGTAGGAACATCCGTCTGGACGTTCGCCTTGTAGCATCTTGAATCTTTGATCTAGTTTTTCTGCGGTGTTGTGCAGTGCCGCAGGATTGGTTTTCACTGCTTCTGCATCTATTTCGTGCAAGGGAGGGTGATAACAACTGTTGGTCAAACCAGTGGGCAGATGGAAACTGACTTGATTCCACTTGGCCAAACACATGGTAGGCGACACTTCCTGTAATTTTATCTGTGCCCGATGTGCATCTGCTTTATAATCACTGGTACTCACGATCTTGCACTCCTCTGTTGATGTGTGGTGGCATCACAAACCTATAAAACACACTTTCACTATCATTGTATTCTGCTATGGGCATGGCCAGTTGCTGTCTAAGACTGTTGCCAAACAATTGAAGTTCTTCGTCTATGTCATTGTCTTTGACTTCCTGAAAATATTTCGCCAACTCTGACAGATCTCTCACACTGAATATGTCATGTTTTTTTTCCAACACTGTGTAAAAGCAACCCATTCTTGCACCCAACATTGCCCACTTGCCATAAGATTGGTCCGCACCAATTGTACACCATGTGCTCAGTATCCGCAAGTTATTGGGCCACATTTTTTTGAAATCACCTGCAGGAATAGGCTTGCCTTTGTCTGTGCTCATTTTTACACCTTCTCTCCATCCGGCCACAAATGCCTGCTCTGCGGAGGAATTGATCACAGTGGTTGAATAACAATTGTGTAAATTTTCATGTGGAACTCCCCAACAAAAGTCAATTTGATTTTCTTCCGAGTCTGCGTTTTCGTGTGTTCTCATACCAAGGCAAGTCTGCTTGTCCCAACCCACGATGCCACCATTGCCGTACACCAATCCATTCACACTGTTACGGCCTCTCCATCTATGCACTGCTTTTCGATTGGTTTTGCTCCAGTCCAGTGTTTCAAGTAAGAATTTTTCGTCCAATATATTATCACCGTCTATGCTGATAAAAAAATCAGTCTGTGCCAGTTCCGCGGCGGCCTTGTGTGCAGAATCAAATCCCACAACACCGTCCACACGTTTTGCCCATGGCACTTTGTTTTTGAGGTCTGCCCAATTTTGTTCTTTGTTGGGTTCACGAAAACTTATAAAAACAAAATCTAAATCACTTACTCTGATTCTATCAGCCATGTGTCTCCTCCATCAACCACTGCGTTGGGCCAGTGAATATCACCCTGTTCAAAACTATACCCTCGTGTAGAACTTTGTAATACTGAATATTGTGTTTTGCGTTTTTGTTTTGTTCTTAAAGCAGGTCCAAATTTAGTCCATGCATAGTTTTCTTCACCTTGCTTGATTATTTCTAATTTTTTCTGTAAACTAACTTCACACTTTTTGCCTTGAATCATAACAAAATGTTTTTTCTCCCTCACAGGCGGCAAGTTACGTATGGCGTCCAGCAAACTATCTGACATACAAATCCTTTTCATGATAGTGCCACACACGTGTGATACGACTGTCACCTAAATATATGTTTTCTCCTGATCTGTTGGGATAGAGATACTCGTTTTGATTTTTGACATGCTGTAGATTGTTGACGGCTGGTTTGTGATGTAAAAATTTAAACCATTCATAGTCTATGAGATACTGATTTGTTGGGTCAATCAGTCTATAGGCCAAAGCATAAACCACATCTGTGCTTGGATATGTATCATGACAGTCAATCAACATGGTGGTTCTTACATATTTCCAGTTTTTGGTGATATATTCAGCCGTTTTAAAAAACTTTTGTGCCCATGTGCTTTTTCTAAAGTACATCAATCCATTGTAGATATTGGGCAATTGGTTTGTTTGCCATAACTTTCTATATGGTGTATCTATGACCAGTTCGTCTTTGTAGTTTCTACAATTAACACTGAACACCAAGTTGTGTTGCCATAAGTGATACCACCACCAATCAGTATTTGTGCTCCATAACATGTCACTTTCCAGTTTTATGGTGTGAGTAAAAGGTGAAACTGCAAATGCTTTGTATTCGTTTGCCCATTTTGTACTGTGTTCAGCACTTTCGTCGTTGTGCATCACTTTGACTAGATCAACAGCCGGATGTTCAAAAGCACTGGCCTTATCTGTAACCACGCAAATTTTGTTTTCTTTGTTGCAATATTTTATACTCTTGGCCAATTTGATACTGAGTTCAACATAATCTGTAGTTTCGTTATTTTGTGCAAACCATAAAAAACCCTTATGCATTGGCCATCTCCTTGTTTAACACATGCACGTCTTGATTTTCTACATAATTTATTTCATCATTGTATTGCCATGCTATGCCCGTGTCTGACATTTTAACAATTTGACAATCTGGCGGCAGTGTTGGCAACTTTAACGGGAGTGTGAAATACGGCATGAACCCATTAGACTGTTGTAGTGCAATGGCAAATGCATAGTCGTTACGAAATTTTTTATCATATATTCTGTACATGTCTGTGAAATAAGCATAGAATGATTTTACATATTTTAAAGTATCAAAAACTCGTCTTGCACGTTTGCCTTTGCGGAAAATAAACACCGTGGCCCATACCATATCAATCATGCTGTATTTTCGGAAGTCAAAACTGTTCCTACCAGATAGGTCATGTGCTTGTTTACTGATTAAAAAATCGTAATCTGTGTCCAAAAATTGTTTTAGATTGTCAGTATAGACAAAATAATCTATATCCATAACCAATGTCACATCGTAGGGTGACAGTTCATACGCAAGATGTCTATCCACATTCAACCATTGTTCGCCATTTCTTGTGTTACCGTGTTCAGGTTCTACAAATTTGTAATTGATTAGGCCCAACGGCTTTAATTTTTTGAATGTATCAAAATTTGTAACAACTGTGATCTCTAATTGTAGATTTTTTTTGATTAGATACACACAGCGTTCTAATATTTTGTGATAATTTATTTTTTCTGTGTTAAAACAGAATAAAAGTACACCTTTTGTCATTAGCCTTCTCGTTTTGCAAATGTTTTAGACATTTGGTGATACGAACTAATGGCTTCTTGATTTCTTTGTATTAATGTTTGTATAAATTCTGTAGGACTATCGATTTCTACAGGATTTTGATTGGTATCTAAAATAAAAAACTTGTCATTTGTTTCTGCAAGTGTTTTAGCCAAACAGATTGTTTCCGCATCTGCACGAAAGATATGTTCCTTGTATACCACAACAAGTCGCGAGTGTGCTTTCTCAATGGCATTGCGTTTTGCCACAGCCACATTGTATGAAAGATCTGATTGTTTTTTTAGTTCGCCAATGTCCATACCACAATTATATTGTAATTATGGATGTAAATCAACCTGGATAAAATAAATTATGATACTGAGTTGCTGACTTCTGCGTTTGAAGACGACTGAATTGCGGCGGCTAAACCTTGTGCATCTGTTGGATGTACTTCAATTAAGGCCATTGTCATGATAGGCGCTTCGTTGGGATTTGTCGGTACACCGGCAGTGTTACCAGCAGTGAATGTATCATCCCCAGCGGCATCAGTTGATACCATTTTGACTGTCATTACCGTAGCACTGCCAACCGCGGCGTCTAATTTTGCTGAGATCTCCACCGTGTTTGAAGTGTAGCCTGAGTTGTCAGATGTCAATTTGATAATTGTTGTATAGCCTGTTCCTAAATCATGAAAGCCATTTGCTAGACCGTTAGTGGTCAATGTTTCACCTGATCCTGATCTTGTGCTGGCTTGAGACCCAATATCTAAGTTTCCTATTGCTGTGGTGGTTAGATCATCAAAAACTGTGTCTTTGTCTCCGTCAATACCTGTTGTAGCACTAGGATCAACTCTTATTTTTCCACCTGCATTGAAAAAATGTCTCATAGCATCTGCACTGGCAAAGGTAACTGATCGTTCAATAGTAGATGTGTTATTCCATGTACTTGCATTTGAACTTGAACCTACAGCGTTAGTTCCAAGTGCTGTTGCATTTGGTGAACCTGCCGCAACCGATGCCGCCAATGTGGCCAAATCCGCCTCTACTGCTGATTTGATTTCTATTGTTTGGCCTGCCGCAACTGAAGTTCTTGCTGTGAGTGAATCATTTGTGTGATTGGCAATGTTGTCCATTCCTGTTAGAAGTGAGTTCCATTGTGATGCATTGATTGTGCCTGCTCCTGCTGTCACTGTGGCTATGTGAGTCTGTCCTAATCCGTATTCTCCTGATCCTGTACCAGCAAAGTGGTTGTATCCAAACGGACTTGAACTGTTGTTCACAAACGTGTTATACGTGTCTGCTGTAATTGTATCACCTGATGCGTATGCCATTTTACTTAACTCCTATCACACATTCTGTTAAATTTGTTTCTTCGTTATATTTAGCCTTGATCACACGGCCTATGACGTTAAAAGCGGTACATTCGTCCAGTGAGGCCGCTCGTGCCACTCCGTTTCCAGCACTGATTACTCTGTCGCCTGCTTTTGCTGTGCCTGAAATCTTCACAAACACCCGTCCTTTGAGTGCTATCATTGGATGTGTATCATTGTTACCTGCCTGTGCGTTCATCAAAACTGCTGGAGTTTCGGACACAACTCCAAACACTGCGTTACATGATTCTGTTATGCATTTGGTTATTTCTTCCGATCCGCCCAAACATACCAAATCACCAACCTCAACTGGTGTGTCAGTGGCGTATCTCTCAGCCAAGTCCGCGTATTGTGCCGATGTTGATGTGGCATGTACCACGTTGGCTCTGATATCTACCAGCGTGGCCGCTGATAATTCTTCACCTACACCTGCGGATTTGAATGCTGTCCAGGCGCCGCCTGCATTTCCAAACACAGTAGTGCCGTCGTCTGCAAACGTTTCATCCCATACCCAGAACAAATCTTGTTCAGTGGCAACTGATGTCTCACCTCTGTTTACTTTTAATCCTGAAAAATTTGGCATGCCAGACGCACTAGAAATATTTCTATTCAATTCCAAAATGTTATCTTCAACAGACATTGTTGAAGTGTTCATTATCACCTGTGTGCCATCCACAGTAAGATTTCCTTTGACTCTTATATCTCCAACACTAGGCAGTTCCAAACGCCCTGTATCACCGTCCAGTGTCATCAGTGTTGTGGTTGTTCCGCCATCGTTGACTGTGAAAATAATATCTTTGTCTTGTGTGGTTTGTGCAATTGTGAGATTATCACTTGATAGACTCATAGTGATGTCTGAACCAGCACCTAATACCAATCCGTCGTCATTTTGGATTGTGAGTTTACCGGTTGTAGTGTCGTCTTCATTGGCACGTAAAAAGTTTGCCGCGACAACTCCGCCAAGTGCCTCAGAATCAGTTGCTGTACCTCTGAACTTTGCAGACGAAACAGTAGAAGACAATTGAATACCTTGTGCCACGGTGCTAAATCCTGCAGTGATCAATGCCGCTCCGTTTGTTTCTGTCGAACTTGGAGTGAATGCTATGTCAGATACTACGCCAACCACATTGTCGTTGGACACCATTTTAAGAATAGATCTGTTTACTCCGGTGTTATCTTGTACTGTGTCTGTTGTAAATTGTGTGACTCCAGATCCTGCAATTGTTGTTGGTCCAATTAGTGTAAAAGCAGATCCGTTATAAACATAAAGTTGTTTATTTGTTGTGTCAAACCACATATCTCCTAACACAGCATTAGTAGGAGCAGTAGTTGAATTTGTAGATGATCCAACAGGTTTGAACTTTGTGCCTGTGTAAACGTTCAATTGCTTGTTTGTTTGATCATACCAAAGTTGTCCTGTGATCTTGTTGCTAGGTGCTGATGTGTTGTTAAAATTTTCTAGTAGTTTAACAAGGTTTTCGTTTAATGCTTCCCCAAACCCTGCATAACCTTTGCCTATTAGTGTAAGATCAGTTGCGGCTGTATCGATGGTGCCATCAGCCAATGTGACCAATAAGGTTCCAAATGTGTTGTTGATTTTATATGCCATTGAACTCCATTAACACCTTCCTACTACCATTTCTATTGTGCCTTCTGATTCTGAGTGTGAAGATAGTGCCTTGCCAATTACAGATCCAAATGTTGGATTGCTTTCTGCTCTGGCAAACCCGTCACCTGCTGACACTAACATGTCACCTGGTTGTACAGTACCTTTTACTTTTACTTTCACTCTTCCCATCAAAGCAACAACTGCCGCGGAATTTGTTAATGAAGCGTTCATTAAGTATGCTGGATTTTCTGATATAACACCTGCAACTTTTGTACACATGTCTTGATTACAAATAGTCACTTCTGGTTCGCCACTGAACATCATTACTGTGCCAGGCTCGTACTCAGCATCTGTTGTGTATTTTTCTGCCAAGTCAGCGTATTGTGCCGAAGTAGATGTGGCATGTACCACATTCGCTCTAATATCAACTAGATCTTTGTTTGTTAAGTCGTTGTCAGATCTATAAGCAGTCCAGGCACCACCAGCATTTCCAAATGTAGTTGTGCCGTCATCTGAGAATGTTTCGTCCCATACCCAAAATAGATCTTCTTCTGTTCCTGATGCCGCTTCACCTCTATTGGCTTTGATACCAGTAAAGTCCGGCATACCAGATGCACTTGATACGTTCCTGTTTAATTCTAATATACTGTCTTCTATACTAAGGTTTGTTGTGTTAAGAATCACTTGTTCACCAGTGACCTCTAAGTCTTTTACTCTAAGTCTACTAATTGCACCTTGCAATCTCATGACTTCTGTAGTGACACCTCCGTCATTGACAGTAAAGATCATGTCTTTGTCTTGTTCGGTTTGTGCAAATGTCACATCGTTGCTGGATACTGAAATGGTCAAGTCTTGTGAATCACCAATTATCACTCCAGTGTCGTTGTCAATGGTTAAAGCGCCTGTTGTGGTATCTGATGCGTCTGCCCGTAAAAAGTTTCCGCCTGCTACTAAACTGGCAGAACTATTTGTTGTACCACTGACATCTACAAATGCGGCCGATGTGTTAGTCCCTTCGAATACTGCACTCAATGTTGAATTAAGTGTTAGTCCTGCCTTGATAGAAGCAAATCCTGTCTGCGATACTGATGGTGTGAATGTTTCTTTTGATAGTATGGCTACTCTTGTGCTATTAGCGTACATTGATGACACAACTTTATCACCACCAGAACTAGCAATTGTTTCTATTACAAATCCTGACTCACCTTGTGAAGCAGTATGAACCGGACCTAATAGTTCCCATTTATCATTAATTTGGTGTGATCTTGAATCTCCTGTGTACACAAACACTTGGTCATTTGTTGAGTCTAACCATAAATCACCTTGCCCTGGTGAAGTTGGTACTGATGTTGAAGGTTGAGCACCTCCTGCTGGTTCAAACTGTGAACCGTTGTACACTTTCAGTTGTCCTGTGTTTGTATCAAACCATAATTGTCCACGTAACGGAGTTGTGGGTGCTGATGTTGATGCAGAATTTTCTAATAATTTTACAAGGTTTTCGTTTAAATTTTCACCCCATCCAGAATAACTTTTTCCTATTAGTGTAAGGTTGGTTGCGGTTGTGTTTATTGTGCCGTCTACTATTGTTGCTAGGATTGTTCCGTCTGTTTTGTTTATTGTGTAAGCCATTTGTGTATATTTAGCACCTTCCCACTACAATATTAATCGTGCCAATTTCGCTGGAATCGTAGTCTTCTAATGCTTTTCCTATCACTGAGCCTACTGGTGGATAGTAAGATGATGTTGCACATCCTGTTTCACCTGATGAGACTAGCAGTGATCCTTTTGTAATTGTACCATGTACCTTGCATTTGACTTTTCCCGCCAAAGCCACCGGCTGTCCCTCAGATTTGCTGTTCATGATGTAAGCCGGGTTTTCACTGATCACACCTGCTATTCTCGTATCATATTTTTGATCACTTACTGTAATTTCTTTTGCGCCGCCAAATACAACCACTGTACCTATTTCGTACTGAGTGTCAGTTTCATAAATCTCAGCCAAGTCAGCGTATTGTGCCGATGTTGCTTTGGCATGAACTGTGCTGTAACCTTTTGAACTAGTTCCTATATCATAAGTGTCATCTAGATCAGGCTCAATCTCTTGGGTGACCATTTTGTCTGTCATGGTCAATGTGGCCATAGTATTAGCGCCAGTGCTTGATATATTTCCTGTTACATTACCTGTCAATGGACCTGCAAAAGCAGTTGATGTAGTAGTGCCTGATATGTCAAGTTTAGTGCTAGGTGTTGTTGTTCCTATTCCAATTCTTGAAGTGCTACCATCTATTGTCATCATAGTAATTGTAGAACCGCCATCATTGACTTTGAATGTAATGTCAGTATCCTGTGTAGCATTTGAAATAATTGCTCCTCCAGAATCAACTGAAATTGTTAGATCACTGTCAACTCCAACTATCACTCCACCATCGTTAGCAACTGTCACTGTACCTGATGTAGTATCATTAGCATTTGATCTAAAATAGTTTGCGGCCGCAACATCACCTAAAGCATCTGCATTAGTCGCTGTACCGTTGAATTTTGTGTCTGATATCGCAGTGGTTAAAGTGATACCCTTTTTAATTGTGGCAAATCCAGACATAGAAGTTTTTGGTGTAAACTCATCTTCACTTATTATTGCAATCTTATTTCCATCGTTGAATATATTGGTGACATTCTGAGTAACGTCTGATGTATCAACAATTGAACTGAATGTAAATCCATTTGTTGTACCTGTAGTGCCAGGAGGGCCTACTAACACAGACGCTGTTCCGTTGTAAAAAAACATCTGTCCGGTATCTGAGTCTATCCATATATCACCTGCAGACATTCCTGTAGGCGCGGACGATTGGTAAGGTGCACTACCGCCACTGTTTTGGAAAGTGGTACCTGTGTAGACTTTTAATTTGTTATTTGTACTGTCCCACCACAGTTGTCCAGTAATCGGTTTACTTGGTGCATCTCCATTTGCAAAATTTTCAAGTAGATGTAAAAAGTTTTCAGCAATCAGTTCACCATAACCTGCGTAACCTTTTCCAATAAAACTCAAATCAGTTTGTGCGTTGACCACACCATCTTGTACTGTGTACTGATTTGGAGACGCTGAACTATTAGTTTTGTTGACAGTATATGGCATTTTTAATATCCTGTGCTACTACCTGAAGAAGTACCGCTGATTGTGTTTGAAGTTGACAACGCAGTTGAACTTGTTTCAGTAAATGTTGTTAAACTTTGTATTCTAAGTGTATAATCAATCTGTATCAATCTATTCAAAGATTTTTGAACTGGGTGAAATACCACGTGTGTCAACAATTTATTTGTTGATCCGTTTTCTGTACCTTCATAACTTTTTAATCCTAATTCATCAAAAACAAAGTCGCCATTAAAGTTTGTTGTGTTATCAAATGCTTCTTGTCCAGTAGGCTCACCATAATCTAAAGTACAAGTACAAACTATGTCTGTGTATTTGTTACCTGCTGTATGACGCACCTCCATTTTGTTTCTAGTTGTGTCTTTGTTTGTGACAGAGTTGTCATCTATCACTTTATAATAAGTTTGATTGTAAAGTGTGGCGTTGCTTCCTGTAGAGTTAGGCGTAAGATAAGTTATAATTCCTGTTGGATCCACTGAGGTTCCACCATTACCAAAAGCCATTTCATGTATAAATCCTGATGTCTTGTTGGCCAATGAATTTGCAAGAGCCTGTGACATGTTTTCATAATGGATAGCATTTCTTTTATCCACTATCACCTCTCCAGTCTCAGGATCAAAAATTTTGATGTGACCCTGCATCATCACACCTGACTGATCATTAGGCTTTTTGTTTTCTTCTTGTGATTCTGTGTGTTTATTTTCTTCTGTCATCCTAGTGTATTTATTCAGGTGCATTTGTCGGCTCATCCGCTATGAAACGAGCCTGAACTGTGCTTGATGCTTGTAAACCTTTACCATCTGCAGGATTACCATCAGCCGCTGTATACCATACCTGTCCTCTCTTGTGTAGTATTTTGACCTGTGTATCTGCCGCTGGTGCTGTGCTTAATGTCACTGCCGCAGTCGATCCGTCCACAGAGTAGTTAATAGTTGATCCGTCTTCGCTAGTGAGCAACAATCGTTGGCCACCAATGAATATGTCTAACTCACTAGCAGAAGCGGGTGTTTGTGATAGATTAAACGTTGCAGTACTACCATCACCAGTAAATGTATTGGTGTATACTGTGTCCGTATAAGGTATAGTTTGAGTACCAGACGCATCTACCACTGCTGTGCCTGAACTATGATCCTTAATTCCTGTACCAAGTGTGCCTCGTCTTAGTTGGCCTAAAGTGTCTCCTGACTTGGTAAAATATTCTATTCTTTCTTTATCAACAAAAATTACACCTGGTATGTTGTTGGCCGCATTTGGCTCCGGCAACACAGTTCCATCCTCAACTTGAATAACGATAGATTCGTCTGTTACATCTTGTGCAATTTTTGTTGTGGCATTTTTGTTTATTCGTTTGTAAAAAGTTCTATTCAACATGTCTTTGAATATTCTAAAACCTGTTGCTCCAATTGCAGATTCAACCGCAAAATACATCACATCCAATCTGTCTGAAGATGTGATACTTGTTTTGTTCAACACAGTTAAAGTATTGCCTGACACTGTGAAGCCAGTACCAGGAGTCAACTGTTCTCCATTGAACCATGCAAAAGTGTAACTTGGATTCAAGGTATCAAATCTCAGTTTGAATACATTATTAGTCTTGCCTTCCAATACCTCCCTACGTAGTTTCATTCCCAAAGCATTATTAAATGTGGTGACATTTATCACATCACCACTGGATAAAGAATATCCATCTGAAGAAATTTGAGCAGGTTCTAGTATGACGTCTGTGCCATCAACTGTGTAATGATTATCAACTAATGTTGAAATTGCAATTAGGTCATTTTGTGCTGGTGCTGTAACAAATGAAATTCTGTCTGGAGATCCAGCCACATCTGTTGTGACTAAAGTAGTGTCCACTGTGTCAGTTTCATCAGCAGTCAGAATAGTGCCTGCAAGATCCACCACATAATCTGTGTTCTGTACCTGTTTCACCCCATTGACATGCACAACAATTTGTGATGGATCTGTGATAGTCTTCACAGGATCAATTGTGCTGTCTTCACCTAATGTGTTTGTAAATGTTGAATCTTCTCCCAAACCTGTCAATGGATTGAATCCATATCTAGTGGTAGTGCCATCTCCAACATAGTAACTGATGTCAGGACCACGTAACATTTTTCCGCCCACTTCGATCATTGTCAAACCTGATAGAGGACCAATTGCTCCTGGAGGAAACGACAATGTGTATCTTGTTATGGCACTGTTAAATGTGATTAGTTCATTTCTAATACTTGCAAAACTTCTTGTGGACGTAGTTGATTTGTTGAAACCAGCGATCTGAACAAAAGCGTTTGCCGCTGGTGCACTGTCAAATGTAACTGTGATTGTGTTTGCAGTGGTTGTAGTTGAAAATAAAGTAGTTGGGCCTCCGTCAATGGTCACGTAGATGTCACTGGCAGTTGAATCCAAATTAAATTCTCCTCTGGTGCTTGTGGTGAATGTGGTAGTTGATCCGTCACCTCGGTATTGGTCCAATACTCTGTAGTTTTCACCTGATACAGCAAAAGTTCTAACACTGATTGCTTTTCCTAGTCCTGGCGCACTTCCAAATGTGATTGTTTTGTCTCCAACATCAACTGTGTAGTCTGTGGTTAATCGTTTGACTGTGCCGTCTACAGAAACTGTTACTGATGCAAGAGATCCAGGGAAATCTCCTAATGCAAAAGTAGTAGTTACAGCATCTCCTGTATATAAATTTTCAGTTATAAATGGAACTCCAGACTCTGGTGATGTATAAACTTTGATATCAACTGTGTCAAACATTTGGCCTGGTACAGCCTCTTCTGGTGCGTAACTTGTTTCTGGTGATACAAATTGATCACCGTCGGTAAGTATATCACTGGCCGCTGTGCCTAATGCAGTGTTGAATAGGCCCCCTTTTAATAATGTATCAAGTGTTCTATCATCCGTTGGTGTCAGCACTCCGTCATCATCAATAGGAATAAACTCTACTAAAGCATTTTCGTCTGGAGTGGTGCTGAGTTGGAAACTGGTTGTGGAGCCATCTCCTCTAAACACATCTGACAGTTTAGTTCTTGTGCTATCGCCTAAAGTGGTGTATACAGAATATACATCTGACTTGGCAGGAGCAGTTGTGAAAGTATATGTGTTTGTAGAGCCATCTGCAATAAAGGCTTTGACACGTGTGTCACCAAAATTGTCCCATGGATAATCATACCAATCAGCGTTATCCCATCCTTGTCCTTGACGGAATAGTAATCCTGTAACCATTGTGCCACCGTAATCTACACCCGCCATTAGTTGGGATAATTCATTACCAGGCATACCTGAACCTGGTGTGTAGAATCCTGCTGTTCTGTCTGCGGCAGTTAGGCCTGTTTCGTCACCTCGTATTTTATAAACTTTGCCAATGTTGTCATTGAATTTAGTATTTGAAGTGAAATGATCTGTAGCCTTATACAATTCATTGTTGTATCTAATTAATTGTCCGTAAGCATAGGAAGTGTTTATGGCCCAATCTACCACAGCATGAACTGGATGAACTCTGTCAAACTTGATAGTGGTATCAATATCTCTCACAAGATCATTCTGTAAATTAGCATATGCTCTCGCAGTGTCACTTGGTGTGGTGCCATCATTTTTTCCGCCAGTAAGAACCACAGTAGGAGTTGTAGTATAATTTTTTCCGTTACTGACCAATGTAATTTTTGTTACTCGGCCGTCAACAACTGTGGCTGTGGCTGTGGCCGCTGTGGTATCAGGCGTTTCGTACATTTTATACACTGTGCTTCTTGAACTTTGACCTGTGTTTGTTGTTGCATCCGGCATCCAAAAAGTGCCTTCATATTCATCAAAACTAAATTCTGTTGCAGTTCCGCTACCACCGTTGTTTTGCGTATCCCAAGTTTTTGCCAATCGTTCACTAGTAAACAATGGATAGTAATATCCATAGGTGCCTGATGTTGCCCCTCTATTGCTGTTGCCTTGAATTTGGAATGGGCCAGTTGATGCTGTGGTTCCCCCAAGCACTGTAACTGTTGGCGCAGTTTCGTATCCTGTTCCGCTGTATGATACCGTAATTGATGTCACATATTTTTTATGATTATCGTACCAAATCTGATGAGGATATTCTGTTAACTTATCTGAATCAGAGGTTACATTTAGATTACGTATTTTACTTTCGGCTGAATCATAAAATGGTGGATTATCAAAATCAGAGAATATACCATCTTGGGTATCTGTTGACTCATAACCTAGTTTGTATTCACGTATTTTTGAATGAAATGGCTTGACTTCGTTTATGTAACTTTCTACCCAACTGTCTGTGCCAGCCGTGTAACTCTTTCTTTGATCTAGTTTTCTAACTGTGTTTGTAACATTAATAAATGAAGTTTTAAACAACCAATCCACATATGTTTGTTCTTGTAAAACTTTTCTCAAACCTATGAAGAATAAATTGTTGTATTCTACTGCTAGTTCGTTTATAAACAAATCATCTCTTAGTGCTGTCAATATATTTCTAGTTTCTTTTGTTGGTTCCTGGTCAAAGAAATTATCATCAAAGTTATCTTCACCAGCAAATCCAGTTGCATCTTGCGTGTAGTCATATAATTTTGTGCTTAATCTAATAGTGCCATTCTCTGTTCCTACGTTAGTATAACCTTTAGCAGTCTTCATAAACAGTTTCCAACCTCCTGTGTCACCCTGAGTAACTTTGACGTGCTTCCCAACTGCTAGGTCAAGTGAATCTAACTCATATTCATACGTTACCTGGGCATCAATAGGAGTATTCTCATCATGAATCATCTCATGTACCTCAGGATCAGTGCCATACCAGTCTACGTAACTCCAATATGCTCCTGTGTTGAAACCTTGTAATTTTGTTCTATTAAATTGTGTGCCATCCCATGTGTAGATTGACCAGAAATTGTTGGCTGTTTCGTCTGCTTTGACAAGATATTTCACAGCACCTGATAAGTCAGCAGTATTGATGTATGATAATTCTACATGTGTGTCTACAACGGCATCCCACTCGAGACTTGCCGCAGTTGGCTCAGGATCTGCCTTGTTAAGATTATCAAGTTTGATTGGTCCAGTCAATTGAATCTTTTTAAGAACTGTGTTAGAATAATCAATAATTTCTTTTAGTGCATTGTAACGATTCACGTACCAACTTTGTCTTGGGCGTATTTCATTTCCGTATCTTTCATTCAATGGCAAATTAATATCTGGAACCATGTCCCCTTCTATATTTTTTCCAACTAAACTATCCCACCAGCGTTGTTCAACCTGTGTGCTTGGACGTTGAGCAGGATCTCCTTCTTTGACTAATTTCCAAACAGAATGTGCTGATGCATCACTGTTATTAGTTCTAATATCAATGTTAAGTTTGATTGTATCATTAGATAGGCCTCTAACATTTGCCAACAACATTTTGTTTGTATCTGTAGGTGCAAACCATTTGTGTCCTTGTCTCTGTGGATTTTCAATTAAATTTTTAACAAAAGCAACTGTGTTTTTTCTACCAACCACACTGTTGAGAGGTATAGCATTATCATCTCTTACCCAATAGTAGTAGTATCTAATGGTTCTATCAAGTCTGCCATTGTATCTGTCTTTGATAGTAAGATTGGAGTCGTCTGCATGTAAAGGAATTCCACCTGTGCCCAATTGTTGATACCTACTTGGAGGAACTGTTGATTCAACCCACTGATAAACATGTATCTGAGATCCAGGGAAAGTTTGTCCCCAATGATTTGTTTTGTATTCTTGGGTGTCTTGCTCATACCATAGCCACTTGACTTTGGATAGATCCCACCATACTTCACCAATATGTTTTTCTGCCCATGGGGTTTGTCTGTTAGCGTTGGCTCCAAAATTGTAAACTGCTGGATCCCATGTGGTTTTATATTGTATTTCTCTGTCTGCAATTCCTGGAATACGTCCTTGAACTGGATTATAAAGTTCATAAAAATCTCTGATCTGTTTGGTGTTTACATTAAAGTCAAATGTTTGTCCTAATTTTGAAACATCCATAAGTGGAGTTTCAGTTGTAATATTTTTCCAAGCATACTCACCTGATTTGTTCGCATCAAAAATTGTAACTGTTCCGTCATCCGCCACAAGTGAACTGCCGTCAGAGCCAACATTACCTTCATCGTCAGGTGCACCTACAAACACACTATTATCAATTACGCACACGCCTCTGCCAAAATCGTCATTTGCAGATACACTAGTTGTGACTAATCTTTCATCTATAATAAATTTGGTATTGTATTTTGTGGCTGTGTATGCACCGCCTGAACCTGTATTTGAATCAACAAATCTAGTGTCCTGTAAATCGAAAGTTGTGGCGTCTAAATCAAACAACATCTGTCTGCTATTACCGTTGTTTTCAGCGCCTATCACTAGTCTTGTTGCATCATCGTTTATGTCAATTGAACTTCCAAACTTGTTGTTAATCTGTCCGTCAGGAGCATTAATTGTTTGTTGTAATGTATATGCCAGTGTACTGTCACCGTCTGCGTCCCATTTATAATAATAAACTGCTCCAGCATCTGCTTGGTTGCCAACATCTAAACCAGGAGCCGTGATCATTAGTGTTGTGCCATCCTTGCTCATTGCTATACTGTCACCAAACTGTGTGTTCACTGACGATCCATCACTGGATACAGCAGAAAGTGTTTGCACCAGAGTAAAACTGTGATCAACACTGTCGTCGTTGCTCTGAGAAGTTCTTGTAAATATTTCTACCATACCTGCCTTGCCAGGTGCTTTTGAACTTACTGCCAGTATGTCTCCGTTGTCGTTGGCCGCTAATGCATGACCAAATCTTTTATTACTGGCTGGATCATCTGAACTGATTGTTAAGTTTTGTGTCCATGTGTCGTACGTAGATCCATCAGATCCTACACCCCATTCATACATGTACACTGCTCCAGTGTCTGTGGATATACCTGGTGCAGACACAAACAAATATTTCACAGGAGTGCTTCTAATAGAATCTATTGTTGGCTCACATATTTTGTGTGCCCATCCAAAATTTTGACTTGCTTCATCTGTGGGTGGTAATAATGTGTTAAGTGCTGAATATGTAAAACGAGTAGGATCCCAAACAAAAATTTCAATAAGGCCTGCATCAGCAAATCTTGTGCTACCATCAGAGCCTATGCTGTTGGCAAAAGGCGCACCTGCTACCACAAAGTTTTCATCTGTACTCATAGTCAGACTGTAACCAAGTCTACCTGTGTTGTCATTACCAGCAGTTGTGGTCACTGTGGACTGTGTCTGAAATTCAGTGCCAGCGGATGCAGTACGCCTGAATAAAAAGTGTATTTCGCCTTGGCCTTTTTTAGGAGCAGAAACCACTGCTGTCCTTCCGTCGTTTCTAGCAACTATTTGTGTGCCAAAATCTTGTTGCGTTGTAGTAGTATCTGGTGAAAGTTGTCTAAACACACTGTAGGCGTTTTGTTTTTCGTATACTCTCCATAGTCCTGTACTGTCTGCATCAGTGAATACTTTGTCTCCGGGAGTATCTAATGCATCATTCCTATTACGCCAAACATTGTAGGCAATGTTGTCATTGACATTGTCCATTGAATCCATTCTTACAGAAATAAATTTGTATAAACTACCGTATAGATCTGCAGTGGACTCGTCAGCAAGAGTAGGCACGCCAGCAAGATCTCCATCAAAATCAATAATAACTGACTTGTGATTCACAACAGTTTTGACTTTATATACACCGTTAAGGTCTGGAATCTGAGCGTTGATTATTGCAAAGAAACTGGCTTCGGTTCTGTTAGTCTGCGCTGACAATCCATGAGAATCATTGAACGTTATAATTATTTCTAAATTATCATTTATTTTTTGCACAGTTACAATCTGAACTCCTGCACTTGATAGCCGCAATACGTCCCAATCTTTATTTGATTTGTTTGCCACCCAGACCAGATCATTCCGTGTAATTGTGCTCACATCTAAATTCACTAAGTCAATTTCGTTAAATGCAGTCAGTTGCACTTGCGCTGGTTGAACATATCCTGCAGTTTTTAATTTTTGTACAGAGTCTCTGCTAACACCTTGTGTGTCATAATTGTATTTGCTGAAAGTGGTTGCAGTATCATAATCAACTGGATCATGATAAAAATCTGTTTTGCTAATACCTAAACTTCTAGCGTAATCTTTTGTAAAATTTGTAGTGCCGTAAAATTCTAAACTTTGTGGATTTGCTAAGATTTCATTTTCATTTAGAGTAATTTGAATATTTTCTCTGGCATCAACATTTCCAAATCTTCCTGTTCTAATCATCCACTCGGGATACATGTTCAAGGTAATATCTTGATCTTCGTATTTGGCTTTTAACAATTTATCAATTGCATTCTGCGTGCCTTTTTCTCTGATATAACCTTGATAAAATTTATACTGTGATACATCATTTACAAATAAATTTTCTAAATAATCTCTGCTTTGATAACCAATAAGTCTTTGTGCAAGTTCTTGCTGAGACTCGTCAAAATTATTTGTTTCTAAATTATAAAAGTCGTTAAACTGCTGTATCTTGTAATCAAAATTTGGTATCAATTGTGGTTGAGGTTTTTCATCCTTCAATGTCCAATTACTTGCTTCGAATTGATCTGTGCTGGTGTGATTGCTTTTGGCCACATAAAACTTACCAGAATATTCAACAGTGTCTCCAATTTTGTAATCTTTGTTGCGTGACCAGTATTTTACTTCTGCACTATCAAATACAAATCCAGGAGCGTAGTAATCACCATTCCAATTTGACGTTTTCCATCCAACTAATTTCAATCTTTCTTGTCTAAAGCCTGTGTAAGGATCATATATCACATCACTAAACACAGTTTTGTTATCAAATAGTAATAAATGTTCTTTCTGAACTGTGTTCAGAGATATATTATATAAACCAACGTCAGGCGATTTAATGTTGAGATCAAATGTTTTTCCTATACGCTTAGTTGATACTTCTCTAATGTCAAGTTTTCTGCCTCCAGCATCCAACATAGAATAATCGCCGGCAATGTTTTTCAGCCTGCCTACAATAGTGTTGTTGGTGTCAAGTTCAAAACCATCAGCGGCCGGAGACACTGTAACTGCACTTCCTGGCGCCCAATTCTGTTCGGTCCAGTATAAAAATTCACTGACTGCGTTTCTCCAATTCAGTGTTTCTTTAATTTCTTTGCTGTATTTGTTGAAACGAAATCCCTGTTGTTCTAAATAATACCCATGCCCTAACAAGAAGTCAGCCACATCCTGTCTAGTTTCAAACACATATCCATACGGAATAGTTTGCACATCTTGTTGATAGTTGTCGTACACAGCCACTTCTGCATCAATTACACTAACTTTTTTCGCTGTCAACGTTTTAATAGGATAATTGAATTTGAAGAATGGTTTAGTAGTTGAATAACCTAAAATTTTATAACCGCCTAACAATGTTGATCCGTCGCTGGATACGTCTGTGTTTTTTTCTATTAAAACACCTGAATAATCAAATGTTTCCACAGGATTGGAAGTTCTAAATAAAATTTTGTAGTTCTCATCTGGAATAAATTTTGAGCCTGAAGTTGAACCAGGTGACACTGAATCTGTCAAGACTTTTAAATTGTCTTTGTCTGAAAAGCCTCCCAACTTGTATGCCAACTGTGTTTTTAGTCCTTTACACTTGTCATAAAAGAATGTTTTTGGATCTAAATTTTGCGATGTTAGATATCCAACCACTAGAGGTTGATATCCCGCAGTTGCATATCTGGTCACTGTGCCTGTTGTGTTGTCAGTTTCAGTCTCAAGATGGTACTTGGCTTTAGCGAGATTTTGTCTTACACCTGTGTCTTTATCTATGTAATTGTTGGCAGTGTTTAAAGTTAATCTACTGTTATCAAAAAATACTGAGAAAAATTTAGCAGGTTTTGTTAAGGCCAAAGTTTTTACGACAGTATACGGATAAGCACTGGATCTACGCCAGGCTGTTTCTGCCGGTGCTTGATCACCAAATTTCCAACTTGATCTTCGACCAGGCACATCATAATCTTCAACAAGTCCAGCCGCTATAGGATCTAACAGATTTCCTGATGTATCAACTGGCAAATAATTTTTTATATCAGGTTTTCCATATCTACCAGATTCGTTTGCTATCGCACTCCACAACACATCATTGCCTGCTGTGTATGGTGCGGCACCATACGTGCTGTCCCAGTCACTTGGTTTTTCACTGTGACCCAAAATCTCCCATGGACGTAAATGCGGAGCATCTGTGTCGTAAAAATATTGATATATGCCTCTCCAATACCCTGGCAGTTTTTCATTATTGAGTCTGTCAGTGGAGTTGCTGTAATTGTAAGTGAAAGGCGAACCTTCTGTGAACACAGTGTTGTTGATGTATTGCACATTGTTTCTACCTGCCCATACATAAAAGTCAGTGGCCATTATGTCATCTATTTCACTTCTAGTGAATTCTGTTGACGTAAATGCACTTGGTTTAACATCGTTGATGTCTAATATGGAAGCGTCATAGGCAGTTTTACAGTTGTTGTAAATTCTTTTTTCTAATTCAAGAATTAAATCATCTCTTTCATCGCCATATGCTTTTATAATAGATCCATCATGCCTTCTAATCACATCGGTGGTTGTCAAATAAGTGTCATCAGAAAATAATTCTGGTTTGAATTTAGGATACATTCCTAATTTAGTAGGAGTAGGTGGAATAAAACTGCCAGTTGTGTCTGCATAGTCTTTGATAATAATTTTGTCTCCGTCTGTCAATGTGGCTGATATGTTAATACTATCGTCTGTGGTACTAAACGTGTAATCGTTGCCTTCAAGCAGTTGGACGTCGTTAAGATAAACATACACAGCACGGTTGCTAAGTTCAGTGAGACTATGCTGTTTGTCAATTGCATACTCTGTTTCTAAATCATCACGCACAGTGTATGTTCTTGTCGAAACATTTTCTCCATATCCTGCCATGTCTTCATAATAAAAAGGTGAACCAGAATTTTGTCCTTCACTAATTGCTGAAATTATTTCATCAACCCTATCACGCACGACTCCTTCATATGCAGTGCCTAGTGCTTTGGTTAAAAAACTGCTATACCATTGCTCATATTTTTTACTAGTGTATTCAATTGATCTGATCACATTGGCTTTTTGATCAATTAAACCAAAAACGGCTGGCAACAATGATCCTTGATGTTGTAATATTTTTCCGCCTTTTAATCTTGCTTCTGGTTTGTCTCTTAGATTTGACACACCAGGCACAACCCCTGTTACATCTGAATTTTTGTCTTGAATATCTTGCACATGTTTGGAAATTTGTCCAAGAGTAAATGTGCCTAGTTGTGTATTTTCAGCATTGATTTCCAAGTTACTTGCAATTTCATAAATGCCTTTTGTATCAACCTTGTCTTCAGCACTATATCCACTCAGTCGAATTTGATCTCCCACTTCTAATTCGTCCACAAATCTTACAAATTTGTTTACAGTTCCATCAACAATAGTAAAGTCAGTATCAATACTTTTGTTTACACCGTTCACTTTGACCGAAATGTCTAGATCAGAAATGTCAATACTGTTGGCATAAAAATCAATTGGAAACAATCTTTTTTCAACACTTGTGGCTTCGAATGTTCTAATCACTCTCTGTTTACTTTCCGCCAAGCGTTCTATCCATGCACTTCGAGAATTATGTGATGTCAGGCTAGTTGTATAATGCAAGTGCCCTTCGGCCAAACTTTTTGTTACAGTTTTTTTATCGCTTTTATAAGTGAATGTGCCATTGGTATGGTCACTGTCAAACACAATGTCTCCCACATTGTTGATAGTTTGATACTTAACTTTGATGCCAAGGACAGTATCTTCTGTTGCACTGTCACTTGTGGCATATTCAAAAACTTTTGCACCAGCGAATGAACTGTTTGGATAAGTTGTTGCATCATCAAAACTCACATGATTGTTATCCCACATGCCAAACAAAGGTTGTTGATTGACTTGAGATTTGTGTTGTGCTTCTTTCCAAGATGTACTAGAACTATCATAGTAAAAAGTTTTTCCAATATTTTTTGTGCCAAATTCTACAAAAACTGAGTCTCCGTCGGCTGGTGTACCGTCTGTGGCCTTTGTCAGTGCAATCACCTTACTACTGTCAGAGGCAGTGATAAAATTAACCACATAAATGTTGTTCTTGACAAGATTATCTGTGTCAGCCGTGAATATTACTCTGTCTCCTTCTTCCAATTCAATACCATCAACTGTGTATCCTGTCTGGTTAACCACTGTACTAAAAGCATCTGTGGTCACTGTGTCTATCACTTTCAAAGGATCTTTGGCCACTGTGCCATGATTGTAAAGTGCTAGGCCAGAGTCAAATTCTATGATTGGTCTCTTTGCTCTATCTGTTTCGTTTAGGTTTGCAGTGTATCCTTCAATCCGTGCTACTTCTTCTATAATTGATCTATGAAACCATCTGTTGTATCTTGACCACGCATTCCTATCGATAGAATCTCGCTTGATTGTGATGTAATCTAGTGTTTCAGGTCTGTGTAAGGCTTTAGCATAAGGCTGTTGATCAAATAGAAAACTATCATAACCAACTGTAAATTCTTCAGCGTAACTTCCAGGGTTGATTAATTTGCTAACATCTGTGAGAGTAATTTTGTCTCCCACACCTTCCACATAATATTCTTTGTTTTGATATTCGGTATCAACTTTTGCATTGGCAAATTTAATTTTCATTCCATTTGATAAATCCAGTGTTCTTAGGCTATAATTTGTTGCTCCAATAATTTCTTTATCTGGCTTAATTTTATCAGTGCTCTGTACTGTGGCAATTTCCAATGATCCGTTCATGGCATCATGCACACCACATTGATAAAATAAGAAGTTAGGGCCAGTAGTGGGCACAGTAAAGGTCACAGTTCCATAATCTGTTCCGTTGTTGGTAACTCCTGTGTCGTATATTGTTGACGTTGATCCATCTGCTGAAATCTTGTCTTTGTAAGGTTCAGTCATAATCCAAAAAGGATGACCTTTTGCGTCTACATTAAATTTGTATGTGTTACCTCTATACAGTTTCAATATTGGATTATTAGTCCCGTCTTGCACACTGAAATTGTATGCTCCTTTAACCACATTGGTAACTTTTATTTCGATTGTGGCACCAGGTCCAACTGAGTCAATTTCTAAAGCACTAGGCCCTTCTGGCAACCAATAGTATTCTCTGTAATTGATAAGTTTATCATAATCAATAGCAGGATTCCAACTGTAAACTTTTGCCTTGTTAAGTCTATCATGATTGTTAGTTTTTCCACCAAAGTATTTGATTTGATTAATGTAATCGTCATAGGTGCCTGTAAATTCAACTTGATCTTCTGGATTGATAGAAGTTGTATCATTCAAAGAATAAGTGACAGCAGGCTCTAACTGATATGCCAATCTATCTCTACTTGTCGCTGATAGGTATTTGTCCGACGCCTTTCTAGTGTATGCATCTTGTTTTCCAATAAATGCATCAAGTCTCTCCAAAGATCCTTTTTGCATCAAAGCATCCATAGTGCTCGCTAAGAATCGTTCATTAGCGTCTGTTCTATAAAATGCTGGTAGATGTTGAACAGTTCTACGTAGTTCCGCAGTGCCCTGTGTTACAACTTCCTGATTTGTTAGTGAATTAGTGGGTGCGTCTGCCATTAGTATCCTGATCCACTACTGCCTGAACTTGAACTAGATCCAGAACTTGTTGTAGTAGAGCCTGACACTGCTGATCCTGACACTGATCCTGATGAAGTGCTTGTAGTATTTGACGATGTTGATGTCACCACTGAACCTGATGCAACCAATTGATTGGCACCTACAGCAGAAATAATCGAAACATCATCAACGGTGGCCCCACTGATAAAAATCTCGTCTGCGGCTGAATCTATTTGGAACAAAGACCCAAAACCTTGTCCAGATTGATTTGGTACTATCAACAGTGTTAGCAAATCAGGTGCCAACTGCTGGTGTACATACGCCGCTAGTTCTGTAAAATAAAAACTGTCTCCAAAATCCCAATTATCCAAAGCAAAAAATTCATTTATGGCCGCAATAATCCTTGTTTTAATTACAGCATCAGATGTTTTTGTAACTGGATTTTTGACAATTTTGAAGGTTGCTTGTAAATTTTCTTCCGCTCTAGTACCAAATAAAATTTTGTATTTTACAGGATGATATATTATTTGATCTGACAAACTTTTTATTTTGTCTAATGATGAGGAATAATTGATACGTAACTGATCTCCGGTGGCTGGAGTTGGTTCTGTGCCACCATCCTGTAACCAAATACGGTATAGATTGTCATATGATCTTTCCAACAAGTATAGATCAATTATGTTAGACACTGCTGGATCAATACGTGTTTCTTGGCCAGCATGATGTTTGTATTGGAAATTAATACCTGATCTACCACGTCTAGCAATATAATCAGTTGATGTTGTTAATGTGTTAGTAGTCGAACTGTATTTTTTAACAACATCTTCTTCTTGATCATAAAAATAAAAAAGTTGTCCATCTGTATATGCAGTTGTGCTAAGATTTATGTCTGTTTCATTTTCTGACACAATAAAATTTGTTGCCGCGTAAGGTCTAAATCTCTCAATGTTGTTGTAACTTAAATATTTTTCAAAAAACACAAATTTGTTTGTGATAGAAGTATCAGGTTCAACAAAAATATCAAACAGTTCAGGATTGTCTACAACTCCGTCGTCGTCACTGTCATAAAATCCAATTTTGATTTTTCTGTTGTCTTGAAATCCATCTGATTCCGTCACTGTGTCAGTAACTGCCCATGTTAATGGATATCCAATTGAATTTCCTGTGCTGACAATACTGTTTGTAGAAAGTATTTTTATTGTGTCATATACTACATTACCAGTTTTGTAATCATAAATTTTGTCTTGCGTGTCATAATGAAATTTATTTTGTCCTTCAGACTCAAACACATACTCAAGACTTCGATATGTCACCGTGTAGGTACTTCCGTCGTTAGTAAGTTTAAACCACCAACTAGCGTCTAAGTTACCATCTGACTCATCTCCTGTGTTTGCTAAACTAAAAATATTGCTGGCACTCAGATTAGTGCTGGTAATAACTTTCCAAGTTTCAGTATCTATATCGTATCTTAAACCAAAATCTTCATATGCTTCAATACGATCGATAATGTTGTCTTTCAATATGTTATTGAATGTTGTGGTTAAATTTGGAATCACACTGTTTACTACACTTCCATTTGGAATAATTTGCGCCAATGTAACAGGGCCTTCACCAGATTCCAAATTTCCTACTCCTGCATTGGCTCCGTCCCCTTCGACAGCACCAATTTTTGCCCATGCTCTATCTTCTGCATTTTCTGTGCCTGCCGTTACAAGAATATCATTCAAAAATTCTCTGGTGTCAGGTGATGTAAATTTAACCAAAGCACCAGGTTTTGCAAATTTAAAGTTTGAAGTGGCTTGATCGCCAATCGCCAAAGCACCACCTGATGTGAAATATCCTGTGTTAGTATTAGTGCTCGTGGTTGTGGAGTTCCATGTTGCATTTAGACTAGATAAATCTTTACTTGCATATTTCAAATAATAAAAATGTCTCGAGTAAGGATTTTTAATTTTTGCTTCAATGTCTGCTGTAATTGTTTCATTTATTGAATTTCTATTATTAAAACTAAATGTAAATTGTTGCGTTGACTCTTCTCTGTAAATTAATCCATCATCAGCAAACACATTAACATTAGAATAAGCACCAGTTGGATCCAAAATTTCTTTGGCTCTTGATATGCCTGATGCTGATCTATTAACTGATCTCACTTTAATAATTTCTTGTGATGCGTTCAACGGTGCGATTTGATAGTCTTCACCAGTGATCATTCTATTTTGTGTGTAATATACCTGTGCGGCTTTTGTTCGAATTGAACTGTTGGACTCTGATGCCGCTCCATTGAACACACTATTTTTCAAACTCATAGTTACAGTCAATGTTTGTTGTGATCCATTTAGGTCAATGTAAGGTACATTTATTTGGACATTTTGTATATCAGAAGGTTGTATGGCAAACTTGGCATTATCACTCTGTCTGTAGTATGTTCTAAATCTACCCAACGGAATGTTACTGAAGTTTCCGTCCCCAAACACAAGGTCAATTGTGTCTGATGCTTTGGTCACAACATTGTAAATGTTTCTTTCACCTTTGCTAAGACTGTTATAAATGGCATTGTTACCTGATAGTGCAGGCACCTGTTTCCATTGTGCAATAAATTGTCCAAATTCATTTACACTGTACAACCAAACGTCTGAATTGTTGATGTTAGAGGCTGTGATATTTTTTACATAATTTGTAGTAGCAAACGGCACATTGAAATCTTCATAAGAGATTGTACCCTGTTTGAATAGAAAGAAAAATCCTGTATTGTTTGAACTGTCGCCGGACCCGTCGTTACGATAACAATATGTTAAACCAGTTCCATTAACTGGTGCAGATTCATAAATTGATTCTGAGTCTGTGATTGTTGACGGAACAATTTCAAAATTTCTTGTTGGGCCACCAATTGAAGCACTAAAATTAAATATTGGCAAATCCAATTGATTTGAGGCCAGTGTATAAATGTCAGTTGCAATTCCACCTATATTGTCTGATTCTCTAGGCTTACCAATTATCTGTCCTGTTTGATTTGCCGCATTCAATATTGCTGTAAATTGTTCATTGTAATTTGAATTAGCAGAATCATTCCAAATGATTGTTGAGTTTGCAAGATTCGTTCCTGTCGAATCTAGGACGTCTTGTGTTGTCTGGATTGAGTCTACTTTTAACAAGCCAGTTGCAGGTTGATTACGTTTTGAATTGTAACTAACTAATCTGGCCAATCTTAAAATTGAGTTACGTCTTTCTGCGGTTTCCAGGAAATTTTCTCTGGCATTTAGATCAACTCTAAATGACAGTGCCTGTGCCATGTATGCAATTAGATCAATAAGTGCCACATACTCAGAACTTTCAACAAAATCATTGAAATCATCTGGATAATTTTCACGTAGATATGCCACCATTGTTCTACGAAGTGTTTCAAAGTCGTAACTTTTAAAATCTGCCTGTTGGAAAGCCTGATAAATCTTACGCCAATCCTCGGCTACAAGTAATCTGTTTTGTCTGTCTGTAGTGGCCATACTGTTTGTATGGATATTTATATATTAAATTAACGGCGTATATTAAGATAGACGCAGAAGTGCGTTTTCGTCAAAAGAGAAGCGTAATTTTTCAGTGATATCTAGTGGTAGATAACGTATACTGGCCTGTATTGATATGCCTCGATCTGCTTCTGTGAGTGTGATATCGTCTGTGGCAATACGTGGATCTGCATTCAAATTCTGTGTTACGTCCTCTACTATGGCTTCCTTTAGTTCTTCTGTGAGAGGTTCAAACAGAACATCATAGATTATCGTACCAAATTCTGGATTTTCAACCCTTTCGCCCTTACGCACAGACAGTCTGTTGATTAAATCTTGCTTGGCACATTCAAAGTCATATACTTTGAAATTCTGCTTGTCTGCTCGAGATGAAAATCCCTTGAATGTAACCTGACCGTTACCTGTACCTTCGCCTGTGTTTGATTCGTATGCCATATACTATTAATTATCCTGATATAACCGGACGCTGGTCATCATCATTTCTTTTTTCCAATACCTGTTGTCTGGCTTCATAACTCATACTTTGAAACCTTTGCTGTCTTTGTTTTAGTTCTTTGTAGAATTTGGCTTTGGCTTCGTTCCATCCCGGAAAACTGCCTGGGAAATTTGGATCAACTTTCAATCCAAACTTGTTTAACAATTGGTTACGACGTTGATCAACCACTACACTTCCAGATGCCGCTACGCCTCCATATAAATTTCCTTCCAATTCTAGCCACTCATTGTCATAGAGTTCTGTGTATAGATCACCTCTGTCCTGGCCAGATTCTCGAAGTTTTGGTTGCATGTAGAAAGGATCAAAATTAAATCTAACAGGTTGAGCACTCTCACTTTGAAAGCCATACCGTTTCCATGGTTCATGTGTAACAAATGCCGCACCTGCTTGATCAGGTTTGTTGTACAACTGTCTTTTTCTCAGACCTTCATAAAATTCTTTCTTCTTTTGTTCAATATTACCCACACCAAATTCTTTGTCCATAAAAGGAGTTTGTAGTCCCAATGATTTTATTATTTGATTGACACGTAATTCATATTGTGGCTGACTAAGATCACTGCTGGCTCCCAAGCCTGCTCCAGGACTAACAACACTTGGATTTAATTGTTCCAATTCGTCCCAGATATTTTCTGCCTTGAATGATTGTCCTGAGGGTTGCACATAAGTTGGATCAAGATCGCCTGGCCATGATCCTCTTTGTAGCGTGGTATCAGCCACTGATGTTTTGTTTTCAACTTCGTTGCGTTCACCTGTTGTTGCATCTATTCCGCCAAATGATTCAATGTCTATCAATCCTTCTTTAATTACAATATTGATTTTTTCGTGTTCGGGCACCATCCAACCAGGACCCCATGTTTCTTGTGCGGCCACACTGTTGAAGTGTACCTGTTCTCCTGCAAGATCAATTCTGCCGTCTGCTCCGTGCAATTGTACTCCTTTGGCAAAACTTGTAATATTTTCTTTGGCAAAATCACTGACGCTTCCGTTCTGTGACGCAGTTAGCACTCCACTATCTCCCATAGCATGAATAAATTTTTCTGCGTTCAAGTTGATGTCTTTTTCTGCTGTGAATTTTATAGATTCTCTGGCATGAAAATGTATGTTTTTGTCAGCATGGAGATTGAAGTCTGCTTCTGTTCTAAGCGCAATGCCTCCTTGAGCATATATGGCAATCCTTCCAGTTTCATCCATTTCTAAAAATGTAAGGCCCGACTTGTTTGCAATGTATATCACGCCTTCGTCATCGTTAAGTAACACTTGATGTCCACCACCTGTACGCAGTCTTATCTGTCTATTCTCGCCAAAATCATCACCGTCGTCCATCACAAAACTATGTCCTATTTCTCTGTCAGCAGACACCGGTGAACCCGCAACTCCTATGTTGTATGTTCTTGAATCTGCTCTCAATGCTCCAGGAGTACTGACTCCAAACACACGACTAGGTGTTTCTCTACGTGCTGAACTACTGGTTGTGCCTCTCACAGTGTCTTGAATTAAACCTTGGTTTAATAATTGTTCTGCAAGATCTTTCTGAACAGGATATCTAATACTGTTGATTCCGTCATCTAATAGTCTACGATTTTTTTCTGCAACAGGCAAAAAGTCCGTGCCATAATTGATTACATCTCCAGGTGAACGCCTTGCGGCGGCTCTTGTGCCTGTCTGTTCAGCGGCAACAAACACTTCACTGCTGGAAGCATATCCTGGCACTTGATAATTTGTTTCTGGTTGTTGTACACAGCCAATCCAAAAAGCATTTCTCCTATTGGCTTCTCCTTTGGCAAAAATTACCAACACTTCTGTGTCCACATCAGGTGGCACAAACCAAAAACCATAACTGCTCTGTGTGCCTCTGTGATCTATACTGTCACTTTTTGACACTGTGCCCAGTGGCTTGGCGCCGTAGAAAGGTGAAAGATACTGACACCAAATCACTTGCTCCACTGTGGGATCATTTGTTTTTGTGATGTCAGGAATGTTGACACCCAGTCTGCCTTGAAATGTGGGATCGTTGGTAAACTTTACCACACCCACAAACGGACCGGCATCACTGCCAGCAAATTTTTCTTTGAAATCTTTTCTATTGTCTTGTGTGTCTACAAACCCTGTCATTTTTTTTATTTAAGTGCTAATTTAAGTTTCATTTTTAATTTTATATTTCCACATTGACATCTACCCCGCCTGGACTCTGCTCGGACTTGTTGCCTTTTCTCATATCAGGCACGCCGTTAATGCTCTTCCTAAATTGTTCATTTGCTAAAGGACTTTTATCTTCTGTCCTTTCTTCTGGTGTGCTTAACAATTTTTTATTTGCCGCCTTTACCAACACAGGAGGTATACCTTCACCGTCTTGATTGTTCAACCTTACACAGGTCAAGGTCTGTAAAAATTGTCCTTGATCAATATTGCTTTCAATTCTTGTGACCTCGTACACGCCACTGAAAAATAAATTTCCATCATAGGTTGGATTACTGTCAGAAAATGTAAGACCTTTGTCCTCACGTGGATCTGTTGGCAGTCTATAATTAATCATTATTTTTGGAGCGGCTGAATCTGCTCTAAAACTGCCTGTTTGATTGTCAAAATCTGATCTTGCGGAAGGTCTTCTACTTGCTGGAATAAATTGATCTTGGCAAATAAATGCAGGATCGCCCAATATCTGTAGTTCAACTCTCATCATGTCTTCCTGAGGATTTGTGAGGTAATCAAAAAATTCTTGAGATTTTGTGTCATCACCGTCTGCGGTTTCCAGTAGGCTTTTGCCTTTCAATGTGGATGGATATTGTCTCAACGGCAGACGTTTTTCAGGTTGCTTTTCTAGTCCAAACAGAACATTTTTGATTTTGTCTTTAAGTATAGGAAAAATTCCCGAGTTGGGTTTTTCAGGTTCATACACGTTACGTTTGTAGAATGCCGCCTTGTAAAATATACGCAAGTTTTGAACATCTGTGTTTTCACCAGTGTAGATATAATTGTACACTCTTCTTGCGATTTTTTTTGACTGATCTGTTTTCAACGACATGCCTGGTTTAACCAACTTCAACACGTGTACCTTATAAGGCACTGCTCTAAAAGTGATTGTTTTTCTATGCATTTTGGTAATTCTATCCAATTTAGATGTGTCAGTCTGTATAGATGTTTTGATTTTGAACCAGTCAATGTATTGATTGTCTACGACTGTCTGTTCAAACCCAGGTGCTCCAAGTTGTGCTTTCAACTCATCCTGTGTTTTGATTTCTTCGTCTTCCCCGATCACATTGGCTCTCCGTAAATATGTGGTCCAAAAATCCTCTGTGATATCTTTATATCCTTTGGCCTGTCTTAGTACATCTTCAAATATTTTCACTAACGAATGTAGACCTGAGCCATCACCATACACAGCATCTGGAAGTTCTCTTTCAGGCAATTTACGTTCACGTCTTCTTTGACTACTTGTGGTTGCGCTTAATTCATCGTCTCCAATTAGTCCAATATCAATATCATCGTCATCACCTGTACGAACACTGTCTAGTATGCCTGCGGCAAAATTTTTCACTTTTGCTAGAATTCCGTGTTGGCTGGTAACTTCTGATCTAAACTCTTTGGCAAATTTTTCAACTGCTGGATCCATTTCAAACACATAGTGATCAATATACTCTCTGGCATTGTGTTCGTCTCTTTCAGCAACCTGCGAATCATACAACTGCTCGCTGACTTTTCTCATGATGCCTTTGGGTGTACGTCCTTGTAACTTCAAAGTGGTACGTGGAAATTTGTAGCGATCATCAAAAGCCATGTCCTGATATCGCACAGCGATTACATCATATGTTGCGCCACCTTCGGTCACATCAAATTCAACTCTGGATATCAGTATTGGAATTTTCCTTACGGTACCAAAGCCTTTATATTCTTTTCCGTTCTCATCAAATCCTTTGAATTCAATTGTCAACAATAGAGGTGCATCCTGATAATCATCAAAACCGTTTAGTTGCGTGGCCGCTCTTATTTTTTCTGTCAATGTGATTGAAAAAGGCTCAACCATTTTGAATTCCATTTTTGAAAAATCTGCTAGACTTCGCTCGGGACTTGGAGAAGTGGTTGATATAATGTTGACATTTTCAAAAAATATATCGTGTCCTCTTTTTAGTATTTCCACAGATTCATCTATGTCTTTTTTAGTGGCCTCTCTTTGACGTTGTTCGTTGGGATTACCGGTAGGTTCAGATATTTTAAAAGTACTATAAGTGGCGTCACCGCCTATACCACTTGATCGCGCCACCACATCATGCACAGGGTTTTTCAAATATGACTGACTGTCTAATTCTCCTTGTGTAATTCCACTAAGTGTGAATAGGGTGTTGTAAGACGCAAAATTGTGTAGAACATTTTCGTCCTTGAACGGATGATATTGGTTATATTTTAAGGCACTGCCTTGCCTTACTCTACGAGAATCATTTTTAGCAAATCCATAGGCAGTATTTGGCCCAAGATCATCATAGTCGTTGAGATTGGTGTTGTCTATAAAATCATTGTCGTTCAACCCTTCGTAGTCATTTAGATTGGTAGGTTGAATGACACCTTCGTAGTCGTTGTTGTTGGTGTTTCTTATGAAGTCGTTTTCGTTTAGTCCTTCGTAGTCATTTTGATTTTTTGCCTCAACAAATGCAGTTTCTTGTCCTGCATAATCATTTAAATTTGTTCTACCTAGTTGAGTTCTTTTGGCTGTTCTACCATATCTACCTGTTTGAACAACTCTGTCTCCCACTCCATTGTTGAACTGCCTTGATGGACGTTTTTTACTGCCTTTTTTGCCTGGCATGTTATACTCCTAGATCACGAGATATGTTGGCCGGCTTTGGCAATTTGATAGTTACTCCAGGTCTGAAATCGTAGATAGGATCCTCAATCTCATCTGGATTTCTTTGAGCAAACACCCACCATAATCTCGGTGTACCATAAAGGTCAAATGCCAATAGATCTGGCCTATATGCATATGTTCTCTCTATGGTATAGGACTGATCATCTGTTTCGATTGCAAAACTACGTTTGACCAAAGGCTCCAGTGACAAATTATTTTGTGGTGTTTGAGCATAAGGTGATGTGTTAGAATATTTGGCCATTAGATAAATCCTATAGTTTGATCTTTGCCAGAGCCAGATAGATTACCTTTTGCAAACTCACTAAGACTAAAGTTTTTGATTGAATTTCTTGAGTATACTGGTGTCACCAACACAGATATAAGTGACATTGTAGGTGCCCAAGTCTGTGCCTCATAGCCTTCTTCATCAAAATCATTGAATTGTTGTTTGTACACATTTGATTGTTTTGTTGATATGTAATCTATTCCAGATCTCAGTTCAACGTTGAACGTGTTGACCACCACTGGAACATTAGTAAACATGTGATCACCATAACCATTTAAATGTAGTATTGGTGGTGGATTGCCTTTCAGACGTGACTCTTGTCCAAAAAACATTTTTGTGCAGGCACGTAAAAATTGTATCGTGGCTACCCAATGTTGAGCGTCTTTGTAATTTTGTACAGGAAATTCACCAACTATGTTCATCTGATCAACTTGTGAATTTTGATATGCTTGAAACGGAAAATTAGAGTGTGTCTGTGCCAACGCATTGTAATTGGCCGAATGCTGTATTACCATGGATGGCGTCAAAGGCCAAAACATTCCTCTTGACTCTACAAGTGGTTCCAACAATTTATTAGAACCATCGTCAAAAATTGCATTGTACAATTCATCACCCTTGATTGGAATTGTCAAACGCACACGCCAGTCTCGGCTGTCTGCTCTACCACTCCATTTGGCTCGTGCTTCGGTGATACGTGAATCTCCCTGTATTCCGGCACCTTTCAACCTAGCAAGTGTTTTGTTTATGGCTCCACCTGCTACTTTTTTAACTGTATTACCTACTTTGTCTATTAATCCTTTAACCATAAAATTTTTGGTTGTGTTTCCTTGTTAAATTTTGTATACTGTAACTATATTTATAGGCACAATTTTAGGCGCACTTAATTACTCATACGGCACGATTCAACAGACCTGTTTGTGGTCACTTTAACTACATAGAAGGATAATTATGAAACGAGTGAAGTACCTAAACAATCGAGATCTTTTGGCACAGATACATGCCAGTAAAAACACATACTGTTCATACGTTGCACCAGAGGACGCACAGTATGATTTAATATTGCCAAATCTCAAAAAAATTAATACTAGTGCCATTGCACAGGCACGAAAAGCCAGAGCCAAACGATTGACACAGGAGGCATGGGAGTCGGCCAAATCCGCCGGCGAGAAAAAAATACGATTGGTTGATTTCACAGTGTCCCCGAGAAAAATAGACAAAAAAGATCTAGTATTCAGAGTCATGACTTATGATCATATACCCATGGACAGTGAACGTAAAAAGAACCCAAAACAAAAAGCAGATCATCACAGCAAGGTAAACTTTCCACCCTTTCAACATTTTAGGATTGATGAAAAAAATCGTCCCAAGTGTGTGGGCAAAAGTCACTGGCAAGGCGGAATGGTCAACGGTGCTTTCAGTGTTGATCACGGAAAAATCACCAACAGTTTGGCAATGATGTTTATGAAACTGTGTGAACGATACGGTACCAGAGCCAATTGGAGAGGTTACACATACAATGACGAGATGCAGTCACAGGCATTGATGCAACTGTCACAGATTGGATTGCAATTTGATGAATCAAAATCTGAAAATCCTTTTGCATACTACACTGCCGCAATCACAAATTCATTCACGAGAATACTGAACATAGAAAAGAAAAATCAAGCAATCAGAGATGACTTGTTGGAAATGCACAATATGAATCCATCATTTACAAGACAAAACGAAAACGAAAGAAACACAGCATCCTTTAAAAAACGTATGCAAAATGTTCATGGTGATGTAAAAACTGTAAACAAAACAGGCATCGTGAAACTGAATAGACAGTTAAAGAAACAAGGCAAACTGACACAAGACGATTTCGAAGACGTGGGATACAAAAAAGTAGAATTGAAACCTGGACGTAAACCTCCAGTGATACAAAAAAAATGGTAACATATGTTTTTTAAAAAAGTTGCTTGTTTCACAGACATACACTTTGGATTGAAAGGTAACAGTCGTGTACACAACGATGACTGCGAAGCATTTGTGTATTGGTTCATTGAACAGGCCAAGCAACATGGTTGTGAAACTGCAATTTTCCTAGGTGACTGGCATCACCACAGGTCAGCAACCAATGTGTCCACTATGAATTACACAGTGTCAAACATGGAAAGACTAGGTAAAGCATTTGAACAAGTGTATGTTATAATGGGCAATCATGATCTGTATTACAGAGACAAACGAGAAATAAACTCTATGGAATACATTAGAAACATTCCCAACATCAACATTGTAAACGACTGGATAGTCAAAGATGATGTTGCAATTATTCCATGGGTGGTGGGTGACGAATGGAAAATTATACAAAAAATGAAACAAAAATATGTGTTTGGACACTTTGAACTGCCGTATTTTAAAATGAATGCAATGGTAGAAATGCCAGATGTGGGTGAACTGAAAGCAGATCATTTTGCAGACTGCGGTATGGTATTCTCAGGACACTTTCACAAACGACAACAAATGAAAAATGTCACATACATGGGCAATGCCTTTCCACACAACTATGCAGATGCATGGGATGACGACAGAGGTATGATGATATTGGAGTATGGCGGTGAACCAAAATATATCAATTGGCCCGACATGCCAAGATACATCACTATTAAAATCAGTGAGTTGTTGGAAGATCCTGAACAATATCTTAAACCAAAAATGTATGTGAGATGCACACTGGATATAAAAATCAGTTACGAAGAAGCAAACTTTATAAGAGAAACTTTCATAGACAAATATCAACTGCGTGAACTACAACTGATCCCTGAACAGGTTGAACAAGCACAACAACCCACTGTGGAAGTGCAAAAGTTTGACAGTGTGGACCAAATTGTGATCAAACAGTTGCAGGGTGTTGACAGTGAAACTTATGACAAAAGTATATTAACAGCAATTTACAATGATCTAGATGTCTCGAGTCAGTAAAAAGAAATTATTGAAAATATTAAAAGGTGAATATGAGTACAATGACTCATTGACCATGAACAAACAACAAATTTTTGACATGTTCAAAAATCCACCAACTCAAGAACAATGGTTAACTGGATACAAACAATGGAAAAGAAAACAAAGTGCTAACAATTAAAGAACTAACAGTAAAAAACTTTATGAGTGTGGGCAATGCCGCACAGAGCATAAATTTTGCCAATAAAAATTTAGTTTTGGTTATTGGCGAAAACATGGACTTGGGTGGCGATGACGCAGGTGCCAGAAACGGCACAGGAAAGACCACCATAGTGAATGCACTCAGTTATGTGCTGTTTGGTGAACCTTTGACACAGATAAGAAGAGATAATCTTGTCAACAAAACCAACGAAAAAGGCATGATGGTCAGTGTGAAGTTCACAAAAAACAATGTGGAATACACCATTGAAAGAGGACGTAAACCACAGATATTCAAATTTTATGCCAACAACATTGAACAAGACTTTGAAAGTAACGAAGCACAAGGTGAAAACAGAGAAACACAACAAGAAATAAACAGTCTGTTGGGCATGACTCATGCCATGTTCAAACACATCTGTGCATTGAACACATACACACAACCATTCCTGGCCACCAAACAGGCAGAACAAAGGGAAATAATTGAACAGTTGTTGGGTATAACACTGTTGTCACAAAAAGCAGATTTACTGAAAGAAAAAATGAAAGCGGCCAAACAGGAACTTACAGAACAAAAATACAAAATTGACAGCCAGATTGCATCTAATGAAAAAATACAAGAAAGCATTGAAAGTTTGAAACTGAGATCCACTGCATGGCAAACACAAAAAGATCAAGACACAGAAAAATTTTCTGAGGCCATTGCTGAATTGGAGAAAGTGGACATCAAAGCAGAACTGGACGCACACAAACGTCTGCAAAAACACACAGAAATGCAGACTGCACTCAGAGGACTGCAAAAAGAACGTGCATATCACGAAGATGCTTTGACCAAAGCACAGACCACTGTGGAAAAAACAGAAAATGATCTGGAATACACTGCACAACAAAAGTGTCCCACATGTGAACAGGAACTAAAAGACGACAAGCACGAACAATTGGTGGGCAAATTGAAAACCACACTGACAGAATCCAAAGAATATGCTGACAAACTGCAAAGTGATCTTGCAAAAATACAACAGGGCATTGATGACGTGGGTGATCTGGGTCAAATACCAGACACATACTATGACTCCATAGACGAAGCATACAATCACAAAGGATCATTGAAAGATCTCAAACGTCAATTGGAACAAACACAGTCCAAAGAAGATCCATACGCAGAACAGATCGAAGACCTAACCAAAAAAGCCATACAAAAAATAGACTACACGCAAGTCAACGAAATGGAAGATCTCTACAGGCATCAAGAGTTTTTATACAAACTGCTGACAGCAAAAGATTCGTTTATTAGAACAAGAATAATAGAACAGAATCTCACATACTTGAATCAGCGTTTGGCATTTTTCTTGGGCAAGGTGAAACTGCCACACACAGTGATTTTCCAACCAGATCTCAGTGTGAGAATTGAAGAGTTGGGCAGAGAACTGGATTTTGATAATCTAAGCAGAGGTGAACGTAACAGATTGATATTGAGTTTGAGTTGGGCATTCAGAGATGTGTGGGAAAGTCTTTATCAACAGATCAACTTGCTGTTCATTGACGAGTTGGTGGATGCCGGGATGGACATATCCGGTGTGGAAAGTTCCATGGCAGTGCTGAAAGAGATGAGCAGAACACAAAACAAAAACATTTTCTTGATTTCACACAAAGATGAATTGGTAAGCAGAGTTAATTCTGTACTGAAAGTAACCAAAGAAAACGGTTTTACCAATTATGCCAACGATGTTGAAATAATTGTATAATTTTCTATTGACAAAACCACTTCTTACGTGCTTTAATAACACATATGTTAATTAATAATATCGTACGATAAAGGAAGGACGTAAATTATGTCTAACACACACGAACAGATCATGACAGAGATTCAAGCATACTCTGAAGAGAACGGTAAGTTCACAGAGAAAGGTGTCAAGGCTTCTGCAACAAGAGCCAGAAAAGCACTTGCTAATCTTTCTAAATTGATCAAAGCAAGAAGAAAAGAAATTCAAGAGGCAAAAAACGCGGCATCAACGCCGGCGGCATAATTGCCAATTGGATCCAATTAGAGCCTCTACTTTCGAGTAGAGGCTTTTTCTTTTAATATACCTTTGCCATGAACACGCACACGAATGTGTCCGTTGTAGTACTGATTTGATTCTAAAACCTTACGAGCAAACTGCTCTCTGGCCTCCACATAACTTAATTCTGCTTTGGAGTAACAGTAAAAAAGTATTTCTCTGGTAAAATTTTGTTTGCCAATTTTTTTGATGTCCAAAGAAAGTTCGTCACTGCTTCCGTAATAGTCTCGCCAGTCCGAATCCACTTTGTATCTTCTTTTGTTTTTTCTCCCTTTCAGTGGTGGACGTGATCTTTTGAATCTGGCTAATTTTTTACCAATATACATCCTACCATTAGTAACATTGGTTATTTGATACACAAAACCTACCACGTCTTCTGGTAATTCATTCACAGTTTTTTGTTGAAAAGTCCACATTGACAATATTTAAATCCAAAAAGATTGACCTTCAAATAAAACTCATATAAACAAGTGTGATAGGCACACAAACAATTCTTTATAATTCACACAGGCAAACATAGCATCCAAGTAGTGAGCACGGAAATGCGGCTGAAATGCGACAGGTGAATCCGTTGATGCAAAAGGCAAAATGATGAGGCTCTGAGAAACAGCAACCTCAGGTCTACCAAAAATTATCATGCAAAGATTTGGTAGGCTCGCGTTGGATGAATAAGCGAATGGGTACAGCACAACCGCCCAGTTACGACAGCGTTGCATGGTGACTGTGATACTCGCCACAGTGGGTACAAGTCAGTTCGGCTAGAAATAGCCGAATTGTGACTGCTCATCTGCCACAGTAGGCGCTAAAATTTAAAATTGCGTTTGCGTAAATTAAAAAAGAAACGAGCGTAAGCGAAGTTTCAGATGGTTGTAAACCATCTTTTCATTGACCTTAAGTAACAGTATGAAAACGTTTGTGTACGGAGATTCTTTCAGCAATCATGCATGGTGTCAATGTCCGCAGGATCGCATGTGGTATGCACAATTGGTTCGGGGTGAACTGATTGATCGCACACGTGTGAGTGCCAGCACACAGGAGATGTTTCTGCTGGCCACCACAGACGCCGTGTCTAACCCCACAGCACGTTTTATTCTGGGCACCGGAGTGATGTATTCTCGCATGATGTTGTACACAGATCAACTGTACGCCGACGAACAGCGTCCCGACAGCATAGACTCGTGCCTACAGCATTTTGACACACAGCAGTTGGACCGAGCACTGCACGTGGGCATATATCATCACACCCTGGTTTGGAGTCAGTATCTGGCCAATGTGATCAGTTTTGGCAGTGTGGCACAGGGACAACAGTGGTTGATCACTCACATGAACGCACCTGCCAACGAACACATCGCTGTCACACACCCGCTGATACAGCCGTTGCTGAAACGCACCATGTCCATGCCCGGATACATCGATCATCGTCACTCGTGCAGACACCTGTGTGAACAGGCCGGGATACTGCCGCATGATCATGCACAGTACGGTTGGGACGGTCATCACTCTGAGGCGG